GGATATATCTACCGCGTGGTTGCGATCTCACGAAAGACTCAGAAAAAAGTGATCGTCTACATGGGCAGTAGCGCCATCCGCGCTACGGACGCATTCGAGCTATTGAAGAACAACGAGGGATTTAACGACACGTTCAGCGTTCGACTTGAGCGTCTCGAACCTGTTATCATTGATGAAGCTCGAAAGCTATCCTCCAGTATTAGGGGGAATAATGAACCACACTTACAAGATCACAACGAAGATTTCGAAGATTAACGGAAGTACGGTCGCGGCATTGAATAACGCGGCGGCAATCCACGAAAAAAACATCATGGAGCGCGTGAAGGCGGCGGTAGGCCGATTCTACGGGATCAACGCTGACATTGCTGACAGCAAGCGACTTTTCAAATACGTGCCAGGTCATCCATATAGCCGGATGATTGATATTAAGCACAAAAAAGAGCTGGTTCGAATCGGATCTCTCAGCATTGATGAGTTCGACCATAGCATCAACCTAACATCGGCGTATCAAACTTGGGACGGTAAAAAATGATTTACATTCACACTTTCTAGTACGGCAAGTTTAACAGCGTAAAAAATGTTATCGTTTACGATAGCCGCCAAAAAGCAGGCATGCAGAAAGTAGTTCTAGGTGGCACAATCAAGGAGTGCCAAGTAATTTCCGAGTACTGATAGCACGAATAGCTAAAGACAACAAATAGGGAGTAAGGTATATTACTCTTTATCCAAACAAACAAAGGAATTAAAGATGAGCATCGCAGTTGTTCATATCATCAAGCACCTGCGTTGACGAGGCAAGATAGTTATCAAAATGGATTGCTCTTCCGGTTTTATTTCAATGACGGTAACTAAGACTCAGAACGGTAATAACGTTATCGGCAGCACGCCAGGCTCGCGACTGATAAATGCAACAGATGCTGATGTGCGCGCTACGCTTGAGGCTAACTCGATTTACATTAATTCATGGAGTTACCAAATGGAACAAGATAATTTCTGTACTCGTTATTTTGCCGCTCTTGATGCCGGGCTTAGTGCCGAATGGTGTATCAAGGTTGCATATAAAGAAATTACACTTGACGACGCTTACGGGAATATGGATATGGACTAAGAAAGCGAATACGATCCAAACTTCGAGTTACCCGGTGATGATATTAGTGAGGACGACGACGATTATATTCCCTGGTAAATAGCACGATTTGTTAATATTGCCGTAAGGTCATTTGATAAAATGACCTTATTCAAGATAATTACTCAGGAGTTAACCGACGATGAAATCCATCAGTCCCAATGCACTCACGCAGATAAAATCACAGGATTTGAAGTAAACAACCTATACAAAGGTCGTGAGCGTCTGGATGGCACTCAGCGGTTCAAGTTAAAATGCGGCAAGTATTTAAAACTTGAAAAGCATGTGGAATTACATATTGTCGGATCTGATGAAATCTTCTTCGCGAAGTTCAACGAGTTGAAAACAAAGACGCTCAAGTGCACCGGACTTGACCATCGCAACCCAATGAAAAAATCATTCAAAGTTGGCAAGCGTTACCAGGTTGAAAGCGGTCGCGCTCTCGGTGGCGTAGCTGGTTACATCTTTGATCGAATAGCATTTTTTGAAAAACGCGTGTACCATTGGCGGTGTATCATTCACGCCGTCAACTAAGGAGTTTATTGTGATGTTTAATATTAAGCCAAAACTGAATTACCAACAGGCATTTGAGATCGCAAATAGCACTGGAGTTAATCCGGTGGCGATCGCAATTCGTGAAAACAGCTACGGGGATTCAGTTTCTTTTTGGCAAGACCCGATCGATATCAACAGCGGAAACGATAAGTTCCCTCTGATTTCGTTAGGTGGCGATAACTTGGTATTCGAATATGCAAAAGCAAAAGCCGAGTCTGTACAGTTCCCTGTTTCGTCCGCGTATGCTCATTTTATTGGTTGCATCTCAGCCGCGATGCTCGGGAAGTTTTGGGTGCAATATCACGGAGAAGAACAGCCGACAGCTCTTTACATGGTAATCAGCCAGCCACCATCAACAGGCAAATCAGCGATTAACTCAGCGGCGATTACGCCTATGCGCGCAGAGATTCAGCGACTGAATGAAGAGCGAAAAAAGGAATTTATCCGTTTAACCAGTCAGCTACGTCAGGTCGAGAAGGAAATCAAAAACGACCCGAAGGGTAACACGACGGCGGCTCTGTACGAGGACAAGGAAAAACTGGAAGAGAAGATCAAGAAGATGGCTGATATTGTTTTCGCGGTATCAGATCCTACTGGCAAAGGTCTAGCGAAAGTAGCTGCTGTTCAAGGTCACTTTTCCGTAATATCTGATGAGGCAACGGCAATCAATACATTGCTCGGCCTGACGTATGGGGGTTCAGACAAGAAATCAAACAGTGAGCTTATCCTTAAGGCGTGGGATAAAAACCATATGGAGGTCGCGCGTTCAAACCAGGACAATAACTTGTCTCTTTGCCCGGTCGGTTCCATCTGCGTTATTGCTCAGGATGAAACAATCAAGGGTATCATGGACGCAGGCCAGCGCGGCATCGGCGTATCTGAGCGTTTCCTATTTGTTCGTGAGGAACCTCTTTTAGGTACTCGTATTCTTTGTGATGAAAATGGTGATGCACTGTATAAGGAAGTAGATCGCGGACTGGTTAGCAAATATTACAGACTCGTGCACAACATTATGAAGGAGGAAAACGTTGTTCTTTCTGTAAGTCGTAATGCTATGCGTGAATTAAACCTTGCGCGTCAGGCGATGGAGCCGGATTTCGCCAGTACGGGGAAATACTCTCACTCAATGCTTCGCGGCAGATTCGGAAAGTTCGATAAGCTACCCTTGCGTATTGCTTCAGTTCTCCAGCAACCGGAGAATTGGGAGGGTGAATCACCGAACCGTTCCAACCGTGAGATTGACCTTGAAACGATGCAGGAAAGGGTCATGATCTTCAATGAGCTTTCCAATTTTTATCTGTCGTCTGCCAGCGCCCTAAGGTATGCTGGTGATGAGGCTGAATCTCTGAAGCTGATTGATGTTATCACTGAGATCGCAAAGAAGAATAAAGGGCGCGCTCCTATTCATCACCTCTTGCAAAGTGCCGGAACGTTACGCCGTTCAACGGTCAACAGAAAGTATCTGAGAGTGGGGATAGCCTGCTGATCACGCTCGAAGAGATGAACTACACTATTGACATTGATGATATTGTTTTCATCAATCCTCGACTGATGGGTTAATAATATGCTTCTTCTTTTAGATCTGTTCAGGTTCTGCGAAGGTTACGACAAATACACTCGACAGCACATAGCGATTTTGGTATACGCCCACAAGGAACAGGAGCGTTTTGCTAAGGCTGCTGGAATGACTCGCCGTGAATTTACAAGCGCGCTATCTAAGGAGTTTTGCGCTCGTTGAAAAACTGAGGGTTACTTAGATCGCAAGGATGGAGTTTACTGGTGCAAGGGAAAGATCGTATAGCCGGTAATGATGAAGCTGATGTGTATTGATGGCTACAACAATCGATATACGTGGGAGATGGAGCACATTGGAGAAATGAGTGATGAAGAATTGTTTGGCGAACGTAGAAACATTGATAGATCGGAACGTCAGATTGTGCGCAAGACTCCAGCTTACGAAAGAGGAATTTGAACAAGGGTTGTTACAATTGTTACTCACTTCAATGAGGTCCAACGGCGAAAGCGAGCATAATCTTTGCGACCAGGAGGGGGAGTTACTCCTTCACGTAAAAAAAGGCAAATAGCACTTACCGTTAAAACACCCGATCTCGTATCGGGTATATTTGTTTCATCGAAATTAAACGACCTGAAGGAAAGCGGCAAGGCTAACAAATTTTTAGTAGTTCGCGTTTACAGCCACTCTAACGGCACTAGTAGTGAGATTCCTACCCTTTACAGCAAGACTGATGGATGGACTGAAGAAACGGCGGTAGCGAACGAGAAGCGTTCTGCTGAGATGTACGGCGCTGAAAGCGAGATTGAGGTTTACGAATACGCTGCACTCACGAACGAAAGCAATATGTGGGAAGACGCATAAAAGAAAAGGAGGCTAAGCCTCCCCAATTCCGTTCTTACGGTAAGAAAAATAAATCATCAACAGCATGATAAAAACGAGAATCCACCAAACAACAGCATCGTACCAGCTCCCCGGTTTTGTGGGCCGTGATGCTTTCAGCGTTAACCGTGTTAGCCTGAATGGTTGACACTTCCATTGACTTCTTCAAGGAAGAGTCAATCTTGCCAATATTGGAATTCTCAACCTTCACTTCTCGCTTATCGTCGGATTTTGCGGTAACTCCCGCTAGTTGCTTTGTGTTCTCAGCGCCAATTTGCGCAGTAACATCCGGTTTAGATCCGAGTAAACCGCTCAGAGCAGATGCCGTCGAGCAACCGGATAGAGAAACGGTCGTTGATGCCACTGCAATCGCAATGCACGTTTTCTCCAGTTTCATTATAATTCCTTAACGGCGTACGCGTATTCTTCAGCGCGTCGGTTCTTGATCCCTCTCGACACTTCGCGCTTTTTGGTTTTTGGATTGTAGTAGTATACCCATCGCCATAACTGATTGCACGCTTCCTTGTGCTTGACACTTTTGATTAGCTTAAGCATTGTAGAAGATCCGGCGGCGCCAGTACCGACGTTGAAAGTGAAGCTGTAGAGCAGTTTGCGCATCGTTACCGGAAGCTCAACCTTAACCTTCTTGTCAACGTATCGCTGAGCGACGCCGATATGTAATGTAGCGCCAGCAATATAAAGTTGACCAGTCGCGGCACCGACTAATGAAGCGCCGCCCGTGCTGGACGTAGCAGCAGTTAAAAATTCTTTCATAATCTCACCATATATTTTTTGAACAAGTGAGTCGATTTTAACCCTCAAATATATTTGACACAACGCAAAAAGTCCAGCATGTAAATCATGCCAGCCTGTAAGGTTATGAATGATATTGTTAATCTATCTCAATAAATTCCAGGTAGCTGCCGTTCAGAGGAGTCTTGATTGTTGAGCCTCGCCCATCGTAAATCTCAAACAATCCACCTCCGAAATCATAACCAACACTATAGATCTGATTTACGCGGAATGGAAGTGTTTTGGAGTCATTTCGGATGCACTTGACTATCTTCATGATATAGCATCTCTGCTTTCGATGTGGTTACTACATTTCTGGACGATAGATGAAACGACCGATTTCCCCAAATTGCTTATCGTAAACAATTACCGCCGCTTGGCGCTGAGAGCTCCAACCGCCATTGGCTGCGTATGCATCCTTCGCGCCTAACTGACCGTGCACTTCATCAATACCTAGGTTTGTCTCAGTGATCTTCTGGCTGTGCCAGTGTCCGCTATGCGTGTACACGTATTTGCTTTCACCAAAATCTGCGCGGAAATCAGTCGCCATCGCACTTAGTCGCGTGTCTGCCTTTCGCATCGGATGACCGTGAGTGTATCCCATAAAGGTATTTCCCCAGCGGGTCTTCATCATTGCGGCAGGACTAACGTCAACGAATGAAGCAGATAGGAAAGTTCGTATGGCGAGATTACGAGATAATCGTTCTCATCTGGGTACACCTCATGTTATAAACTCGCGGCTCATCTTCATAAAATGCAGCCAGCGCAGCGCTCAGCCAAATCATTCCGGATTGGTCGTGGTTCCCACTTATAACCTGGATATCGACCTCTTTGTGTTTCTCCAGCATTTTGTCGATAGCTCGTCGCACCGATCGAATAGCCATATGCACCAATTTCGCATATCGTCTGTCAGATCCAGAACGTGACCTGATGCTGGGGTCTTAGCATCAAAGAGTCTGAGTGAAGGAAGTCGGTTTTTAACAGAACAGCCTTCTCTTACCCGGGGGCCTTATCGATCGCGTAATTAAAGAAGTCATTCATAACTTTTTCCGCTAGTCGTGTGTCGTAGTTCTCGCCGCACTCATGCTTGTGAGCAAGCGCGCCAATGTGAAGATCGAAAACCGGGTAGATCGCCAGCTTGTTTCAGCAAAACTAAGCCCTTGCGAGTCAGGTGATTCGGTTGGTTTTGCCTTAGGCAAGTCTTCACAGAATGCAATACGCGCTGCTTCCATTGAACAGCAAGGCGCTCATTATCAACTGATGTCTTAACCCATCGCATCTTCTCGGTCCCATCCGCGTCAATCATCGTCGACGTGCCTTTCACCATGAAGCCCTCGGGAACGTTCTTAGCGGTGCTGTCGTTACCGTGGAAGTGGGATTCTTTTGCAAGTTTGGCGTGACGCGCTTCAATATCGCGGATGTGTGGACGCAACTTTTCCGCGATCTCGCGAAGTGTTAGGCCGAGGATGCGAGTTTCAATAAGTTGCTCGGTAGTGATTTTGCCTTGTGACATATTTTAAATAGCACATGATAATGAAATACATTACTGAAAATGAAATTAGCGGTGTTAATACTACAGCAAAATAAAGTTTCATGCCACAGCCTTTAACCAGAATCCGAGGTCTGAAGATTTAAACTCAACGAGTTTTCCATCAACCTCAAGCCGGGAGCTGTTTCGACCTGGTGAGTAATAACCTATATGCAACTCATTCTCCATACCGATAGTGCAAAGCACATTAACGAAGTCAGGTGGTAGCCAGTCAGAGAAAGGGATTTGCTTAACCTGCTTTTTCCAGATCCATATTGTCTGGTAGCCTTCTGCGTTAATATTTAATCCTGGAAGGCTTGTTGTTTTTTGCGTATTTTCTTTCTCGCTCAATTCTCTTTCCCTCTTCGCGAGAAAACTCAAGTGACGGGGTGGCTGGAACTCTTTGCATTTTTCTCGGCATACCTTCCATAAATGAAATCTTTCCGTTTGATATAATGCTAACATCCTTTATATCGAAATATTTCGCTATTAGTGCTATATCGTCTGAGATGCCGCATTCCTTTGCGTGCTCCCAAACCTCTCGTTTACCTTGTTTTTTTATCAGCATTGGTTAGTTTCTCCACGTCAGAGATAAAACACTCAACATCTTTGACTGAGCTACGATAATAAGCCATTTTAAGGAAGTTCATAGCAATATCCCAATCAAAGTTACCGCCTTTCTTGTTGGTGATATGAACAATCATTTTTGCGGACTGTTGAGCGATATTGAAAAAGTTTGCGTTAATGCGTGCCATCTTTTGATTCCTCATCTCGTCCAATGAAATAACTATACCCGACTTTCGCCGGGTAGTTTTAGCAATTAGTGCTGAACGATCGTGTCGGCTTTAAGTTCCTCCACGTCTTTCTGAATGATTGAAGGCCAATTCTCGATGTGTTCATTCTTTATCTCACCGAAAGACATATCAAGAGAACTAGTGAACTCCCACAGATCGCAACCAATAACATCCTGAGTCAATCCGTTTCGCTCCATAATTTCGCAGCACGTAGCTCGATAAAGTAGCCATAAACCTTGATCAGTTAACTTAACAGGAACCATTTTCTCGTTCATCATACTTTCCTTACCTTTGCTCGCTTGTTTTTAACCGAAGGGCAAATGCTTGTGATTGGGATGTAGTGAGTCTGTTGAACCTCACCCTCTTTCAGTTCGCGCATAATGAAAATAACCGAACCTTTGTTATTACCATCTACGGCCTTTCCAGTTTCACCTGATATGAACGCCAGGCGACCGGATCGTGCGTACTCGTTCCCGTCAATATCCTCAGTCAAATCAGCTTCAATCCAGATGATTTCAGCCGCGTGCTGTCGAGCCTCAGTAAACCACGCTGTAGAGTTATCGGCAGGTAAAAGAATATCGATCTGGTTGTTGTGCTCCATTTGCTCAATCGCCTTCTTGACGAATATATCAGGTCGACTATAAGGAGGATTTAACCATACGTGCTTATTTTTACCCCACCAACGTTTTAAGCAGTTTGTTTCCTGGGAATAAAACTTCTCGCAAACTTTATTTTCTTCGCTTGCCGCAGCGTCTAGATCATAGAGGTTAACATTGGCTTTGGCTTTCCCATAACGCCCCTCAAGGTATGCAATAACCTCGCGTGGAGTTGACCATAAATCACGAACAGCGTCCGGCGTATTTGTTCCCTTGTATCGACGCCCTGAAATCTCTTTACAGGTTGGCGTTTTCAATGCCTGATAATAACAGTACGATGCTATTGCTTACGGAGTGAATGAGCAGCCAGTCTCTGCAAAGTCGATGGTTTCTATATCATTGAAGTCTTTCATTTTTAATCCTCTCGTTTCAATGAGAATATAATGCCAGATTCCATTCCGGCAGTTTTAACAAAAAGTGCTATTTCGTTAAATCGTATATTGCCAGCTTGAATTGCTCAAATCCGTATGCAACGGCAGAGAATCCACCGCGATCCCGAACCTTTTTGAGAAACTCCCTTTGCTTATCGCTGACTGGTGACGCCTTTCCTTTGCCTGACTTATTAACCCGCTTAAGTTCTATAGCTGCGAACGGGTATCGTGAGTTGACACCAATCAGGATAACGAAGTCTGACACGCCTTTAAGTAATCCAGCCTGCTCATCCCTTAGTGCCGATGTGATTGTTTTTTCACCTTCATTGACAGTGTGCCAAAATAGAAGGTGAGGGAAATTGTATTTCAGCCATGACACGCAATCAACTTGATGAGCGTCCTCCTTTCGCGTGTCGCTAGGATCTCTCTCGTAAAATTCTAAATAATCACCTTTGTCTGTAATCATTCCGGGATATCCTCCATACCGAAGTCTTTACGTGAGATGATATCTTCTTTCTTCTGGTTGCGACGATGAGTAACGCGCACCGGGTGCGCTATATGATGTGCGTATTGCAAAATCTTGATAGCGTTCTTCATTCCGATAAAGTAGCGTCGCATTTTAGGATCTGACACATGAGGAAGTACTCCTTTCGTTTTCCATAGCGTACCGCAAATCTTAGAGTCAGACTCGGGGAAGAATTTTTCATACGCCTTGAACTCATCACCATCGTCGTTAATCAGTGTGTATTTGTATATCATGCCATTTTGGTTTTTGGTTAGCGTAACCTCAAAATTCTTGACCTCATACCAGTCATTCTTGGTGTACGCCTTACCTGATAACTTCAGGTTAGGATCGACAAGCGAAACATCACAACAACGACAGACTCGCGCAACAACGTCATTCTCTGCACCACACCCTTTAACAAGGATTTTCCCGGTTCGCTCGTCAACCTGGTCCTCACAAATCTGAGAAGTCCAGAAATAATCGCAACGTTCACCGTCGATAACATTAACGCATCGGCGAGCATAGAAGCTATTTACGCAACCGCATTTCGGACATGTTTTCGGGTCTTTTCCGTTTTCAAAACGCTTCTGGAATTGCGCCTGCTCAAGTATCGGATCGAAATAAAGCTGGCCCAACTCATCCATAGTGCCTGCGAAATCCCATACCAGATGGTCCTGCTTAACCATTCCTTCAGCAACCTGCCAGGATTTAAGCAGCCGCATACCCCTACCCAAAAGCTGAATCAACAGAGTGAGAGATCCTATCTTGCGAAGTATTACACTGAAATCCCAATTTGGAACGTTAACACCAGTAGTGAGCGCCATGACCTGAAAGGTGTATTTAATTTTCCCAGCCCTCACATCGTCAAGAATCTTCTTGCGCGCTTTAGTGTCTGTGTCGCCAGTAATAATTGCATATGTACTTCCCGGCGGTAGTGCCGCCGCCGCCTCTTTGCAGTGGCGTTCCCAGGCGCATGTAATCAGAACCGCGTTACGCTCTTCTGCCTTTTTGGCGACCATTTGCATGATTCGCTGAGTAAGAGATTTATCATGAAGGGCATCATCTTCCATAGCCTTCATGTCTTTCTCTGTAAAGTCCTGTACGCCGTCCTCGCTTGATGCCTTGAACTTATCCAGATCGTAGTGAACTCCGTCAGTCGAGCCGAATATAGTCGGAACAACAGAGCCGAACTCAATAAGGTAGTTGGTGTCTATATCAGTTACTCGCTCACGCCAGAATCCTAACTCCTTAGGATTCTCAACAAGAATAGGAACTACACCCCGAAATTCAGATCCAGTCATACCAAATATTCTGAGATCGTGACCGTGAACCTCTTTGCAGCGCCGCATCATTTCCATGATTACGATCGTGTATTGGCTTCGCTTAGTTCCAAGTAGAGGCTTCCCATCATTACCAATCAGTGGAATATCTCCATCCATAATGACCTTTCCCTTCTCGCCCCGCATCTGCTCCATCGTTTCCTTGCCTTCGATGGCTTGCGCAAGGTCTTCCCAATCCACCTGGTGACATTCGTCGATCCCAATTACATGCGGTACGAAATCAGCTAGCTCATTATTTAAACCATTTGCAACAGTACCCTCAGAGCCAACCACGATCGGGAAGTAGCAGGACTTGATTCCAAGCGACGCTGAGAATATGGAGTTCGTCACCCCGAAATTGTCGATCTCTTCACTATCCTGATCGACAATCTCACCCTGTCGCGCAAGCACAAGCATTTTCAGTCCCATTTTTTGACACTGCTTTGCAACCATAGCGAATATGATGGTCTTACCCGCAGATACTGACGCTTTAACAAAGAATGGATGCTCGTAATTTGATAGGCGTTTCGCGATCTCGGCATAAGCAACAACCTGGTACGGATACGGAACAACCTCACCAACAGTGAATCGCTCTTGAGTGCTCTTTATATAGTCATCGCCAAGTAATGCGATCTGCTTTTTAATGTTCATTGTCACAGCTATTTAATCCTTTGAATCGTTGTAACGTTTACGATATAATACACGGCATACAGTAAACGTTTTTAGCAAAAAGTGCTACAGGGCAACCCAGAATAGAATATGAAACGTATCGCAGAGTCTACTGGTACAATCGGAGCACGTCACAATAATGGTAACAACGGAACGCGGCGCGGTAAAGACAAAAAGCCTCGACAGCGCTGCGGATTCTATATTCATAAAGAAGAAACGCGCGCAGGACTGAGAGCGCGGCTGGATGCTCTTATCGAGCATTACGGTGGCCCAGCGGCCTGCGCAAAGGCTTTGAAAGTTAGCAATCAAACAGTGCAAGGCTGGAAAGATCGCAATATGATTTCATGGCAAGGCGCTGAAGCAGCGCATCGTGCTTACCGCCGACAGGGTTGCAAAGGATTCCGCGCCGCATGGCTTAGATTCGACCTGAAGTTTGACGGTAACGGCAAGTGCCTTGAGAAGCGATGAGCGAACAAGAAGTTTATGCGAGTCGGGAAGAAGGAAGATATCGGAACGACCAATAGCATTTTTAGTTAAAACAATCGACGCGTAGCGGGTTAACATCCTATGTCGCGTTTTTTATTTGGAGATCTGGAAGTGAACGAAGAGTTTATGATGTTTCAGAAAGAGGACGTCTTGTAACTTATGAAGGGGTTATGGCGTGAGGCTTTTCAGTCAGTCTGCGGATTGCCTAATAAGGTATTCAACAAGAAGCACCAACCTTGCCCTAACTGTGGAGGTAAAGTTGTCTTTCGCTGGACTGACAATCTGAATACTCCAGGAGACGGCGGCGCGATCTGCAACTCCTGCGGTAACGACTCTGGGATTGGTTGGTTGATGAAGTTGACTGGTATGCCGTACAGCGAATGCATAAATATCCTGGGAAGATTTCTCGGAAAGGTTCCGCAGGAATACATCGTCAAGGCAAACAAGAAAGCGCGCCGAACTCCGACATCTGGTGTCAATGTCATGATGGCAGACCATGAGGCGGTGATGAAAGTTATGGAGCGTACAGAGAAACGCGTAAACACGCCAATTAAGTATGTTTGAATCACTACCCACTGAATCATTCGACGTTGGCGTAAAACGTCGCGACGATGGCGGGGAGAGCGTATTTCACACTATCCCGTGTCAACTTGTGCATGAGGATGGGCTTGATGACGAGTTTTGCAATATTTTGATTATTGATGAGGAAGGAAGGGAGTCATTTTACGCGAAGAAATACACGAGTTGCTCGGTTGCCGTGAAGAATAAAACTGAAAAAGCGATCTACTTATGTACTAATTGGATTGATGCTCAGCATATTGCATTTCACACAAAGCAAGAAGTATGGGCCTGCTTCACCCCTGAAAATCTCGAAATGGTTGCATACAGGTATAAAGGAGATCGAGAAGTAAGAGTGGCGTGTGAACCTTCAGACAAGGATACCTTATACATGGCAGACGACCGACAATTAAAAATAATCATCCCGAATCCTGGAGGATACCGTTCAGGAATGCAAGCCAAGTTATTCTCAGCAAGTGACCTACTCTAACCGCCTTCGGGCGGTTTTTTATTGCCCATTGCAAGGCGGGTAGCACAATGATAAAATCTGAGCTTAGCAATTCGTGCTATTTACCTAAGGAGTTTATACTATGGCTTTATATAGACGCGGTACTGCATCAATGGATGCAGACGGAACGGTTCACGGAACCGATACAAAATGGAAAGATCAGCTTGCTCTGATTCGAGTCGGTGCAACTATCGTATTCCTGGAGCAACCAATTAAGCTGGCGGTAATTAGCGATATTGTTAGCGATACAGAGCTAAAGGCTATCTCTACTGATGGTCAGACTGCCGATGACGGTAAGTATGTGATCTTGCTTAACGATTCGTTAACCGTTAACGGATTAGCTCAAAACGTTGCCGAGACGCTTCGATACTATCAAAGCAAAGAGACTGAGATCGCATCGGCTATAGATATGATTGCCGAGCTTGATATGAATAAACTTGAGCAAATAGTTGCTGATGTGAAGTCAAACAAATCTGATTCTCAAGCTGCGCAAAATCAGGCTGAGCTAGCGCGTGACGCAGCCAATTCAGCGCGTGATGAGTCTAACTCAATCAAGAATCAGACGCAACAGATTGCAGATAGTGCTATTGGTAGCATCAATGCGGCTAAGGACAAGGCTATCACTAATGTGCAGCAAAAAGAAAATTCAGCCATTACTCACATTGACTCAGAAGAAGCGGCGGCCATTCAGGCAATCAATGACGCGAAAGGCGATCTATCTGGTTACGTTAATGACGCTCAGACGGCAGCACAAACTGCAACCTCTGCAAAAAACGACGCCCAGGCAGCGCGTGACGCGGCGGTAAGCTCAAAAGATGCGGCTGCGGTAAGTGCTCAAGAAGCTCAAGACGCAGCTAACAGCATCAATGCTGAAATGATGGAAGTGAAAACAATGCTGTAGGGGTTCTTACTGTTGGCACTGGTGGAGCTACCGAGGGGCAGGAAGGAACTCATGGAACGGTTCTAATTGGGGTAGTAAGACCATGTTGTCATCATTGATGATTATGTCACCTGATGGAATATCTCGACCAGGGATTTACGTCAGAAAAGAACATAGCGAGCGCTTGCATGCTGGGGCTTTATTATTTTACTTGTTTGCAAACTACCCCGAGACTAACAATAGATTTAGAGCTAATCAGTTTTTATGCCAGAAAAGGATGATGGGTTACAACCATGCAAAGTCTGCTTCATGGATACAGTTTAATGCAAGTACTGCTGGTAGTGTTGCTAGCAGCCCTGAAAACTATCAATCACTTATTGCTGGATCGTGTGATACAAGGGGTCTGGGGTATGTTGGCGCTTTAGCTTTTGTTATGATGACTACGGGCAATAATGAATGGCCCAGGGCACAAATATCAGCGGGCACTCAAGATAGGGATGGATCAGGCAATATTGGTCTGCAAATGCATTTCAGGTTTATGGCTTCAGGGCAAATATCTTACGCTGGACCGCAAGGGTTGAGAAGTTTCCAACAGGTTCCGGCATCTGACAGGGGTATAAAGCACAGCATAAAGGATGATGAATCAAGCATTGCATACAACAACATAAAATCAATATTGTTTAGGAACTTTATCTTTAACGATGATGAGTCTTTGGTTATAAGGACTTATGTCATAGCTCAGGAGATAGCGCCTTCATTCAATCTATATGTTAAGAGAAGGTATAGCGAGAGCCATCCTATAAACGGGCCAAAAGATGTTTTTGAAAGGCTTGAGCTTGATACAACTCCTGACTTGCTTGACACTATGAGAGCTTTACAGTGCACAATAAATCATGAAAGAATGAAAGTTGAAGAGTTTGTTGAAAGCTTAAAAAGTAGACTCATTTCCGAAGGCTGTTGAAGTCCAATAATAAAAATCCCCGCATTGCGGGGATTTTCTTTAGAATGGAATATCATCATCAAATGTTGATTGTTGATTTGGCTGTGGCTGTGATTGCGAACGCTGTTGTTGCTGAGGTGCTCGTTGTTGATTGCTTTGACCTCGTTGACTAAATACCAACTTAGGGAAATCAGCGGCCTGCAATGAATTGTAAACCGTTCCATTGTGTTCACGGGATGAGATCTTCAACGTTTCGCAAGATACTGATATTACGCGACCAACTTGAAACGCTTCACGATACCAGTCAGCAAGGCCAGGCTTTCCACCATCGCTAAAAAAGAACGTGTAGTTTGTGTATTCGCGATCGCCATCACGAGGCTTGTAGCTTTCTGCCAGTTCGATGATATAAGTATTTCCTCCGTTACGTTCCAGAATCTTTGGTTCTTTGCGGATCTCGCCAGTGATAATATGCATGTTTTTCTCTCCTAAATTTTATGGGCGACCGAAGCCGCCCTGATGATTATTCGAAGTTGGTGATTGATTGGGATTGTACAGGCTTCGCGCTCGTTGCTTCAACCTGTTTTTTCTGTTCCGGTTGCGCTGGGCGAATGCCGCGAGCTTTGCCGATCTCAAATTTAGCCTTAAGTGCGTTGTAGTGATCCTGAATGATTGATTTGCTCGCCGTGTCAGTTTGGCGGTAAGCGTTGGCCCATACATCTTTCAGTGACTCGATGTCTTCACACGCATCAAGTTCTTTCTTCCAGTCTTTGACAGATTTCACCGCAAGCTGAGCGTCGTCATCACTTTGGCTAATTCCAAGCGCTGCGGCTAGAGAGTAACGTCTAGCATACGTCATTGCGGAACCTACGCCTTGCGGATCTCGCTTTGCAATCGGCATCATCATGAAGAATTTTGCCCACTGACCGGATTTGTGAATCAGCATCGTTTCAAGATGGAAGGTCGTTTCAGTGCTGGTGTCCAGCATTGATTGCAGGATCATAATATCGTTGTCGGTTAGCGCAGGACTAACTGCAGCCATCATTGCATCAAGAGTTGCGTATGAATTTTTCAGGTGATTGTTTTTAGCATCCTTCTTTGCTTTCGCGAATTTATTGCGAGCATTAAACAGTGCTGGAAGGATTTCGTTTGTTTCTGGTGATAATTGCATCTTAACTTCTCCTGATTGGTGTATGAGGTGCATTATAACACCTCATTAATTATTTGTTTAGCTATTTGTGCAGTTTACTTATTTTGGTATCGCACCCATGACGGAGTTTCAAGTTCAATCTCGCTTGCGTCGCCAGCGTATCCAGGCCAAACATCCATTTCAGAGCAAGCCTTGTAAGTGTGGACTACGCTAATGTACTGGTTGCGACCTATTCTGATTTGCTCCATAGTCATACGGTAAGCAAGTGCGATATAAGGCTCCTTTTTCTCCTGCGCAAGCAATCGAACTACGATCGGGATATCTTCCGGGAAGTTTCCTTCAAATGCTCCAGCCTGAATTGCTCGCCGCAGCAGGTCATGCTGCAATGCCATTTTCAGATAATACCCGTGATTGTATGCCAGTCGCGGGAACTCTAACGGGTTTGCGCTCATCGTAGTTTTGAAGTCAGTAATAATCAGCGCTTCAGGGAAAATTACGTCCTCATACACCGGATCGCCATTCTCATCATAACCAGTCAGCACACGACCCGGGACATTCTCTTTGTAGTCAAGATGGTCAAGTCGAACCTTAACTTTGACGCCGGATATCTCACCGAAGATTGAAATCTCACGCTGCGCCGTTTCACTGTTAATGCACGCCTCATGATCAGGATTTTGCTCAAGTATGGCCCTCATCTTCATGCATGCGTCATATTTGTCAGCGTCAACCAGTTGTTTTCCTTCAGCGCGCGCCTCAGCTTCAGCAATCAGTTCAATAAGATATTGAACGTTGAGTTCTTCACCGCAATCAACCATCATTTTGATGAGGTCCGGGTACTGCTTACCGGATGTACCTTTCAGACCGAATGATTTTAATTTTGCTGCCAGCGCCGCCTGCGAAGTAATAAGATCTTTAAACTCTGACGGAGCAGGGCAACGGGCATACGATGAAGTAAACAGATCTCGGCTCTCAAAGTTGGTATGCGACTGAGTGCCGAACTCCAGAGCTTTCGTTGTCTCGTTCTTCTTGAATCTCCAGTTAGCCGGGCAAGTCTGATAAATTTCTGCAAGGCTCGAACCGCTTACATACTCTGCCGCCCAACCTTCGTTTCTATGATACTCGTCATTAGAAAGCTGGCTTGATGTGAATACCTGGAACATTTCGTTTACCTCCTTCGTTTACGATGAATCCATTATAGCCATTAACGGCGTTTAGTCAATCGAATACATGTAATTGGCGTGTAATTGCGTGTCTATATCGCTCAAGTTACAACCAGAATTAACGGAATCAATGGCTTAGGTATGTTTTTATGCGCTGTCTATTGTGTAATACTTGTAACCGCTTTTTCTTAGAAATACAAAGATATCCACAAATAGAATCCAGATTGATTATATTTTGAACATATATGATAGAAATTTGACGAATCAATCAAATCACCAGTTACACGATAGACAACTGTTACACAACAATAATTATATATATAAAGCTAAAATTAAATATTATCTATCTATATATATTATATAGAGTTTTTATCATATCCCTCTGCTGTCGTATGGGGTGGATTTTGTAACACCCGTTCCGGTTACAAAAATAGACACCTGTTACACGAAAAAATTGTAATCGTGCTATTGCAATAAAAGTAAATGCGACATACAATGAAATCACACTAACGACGAGGACATACAAATGAAAAAGTTAATCACCATTATCGCTGCGGCATTCATCCTGACCCGCTGGTTGTGCTCAGAATCTTAAAAGCACTTGTACGGTTACTTACGCATACGAGGCGCAGAGTATGCGATTCGTTGATGGTCAAAAGGTTCCTGCTGGCGAAATTGATATGCGTGCTGGAGGTCTGTCATCCGACGACGATCAGGGCAACTTTAACGCAAGGTGCTTATCAAAACGCTGCTGTGGTAATTATGATATTTCCAATATATATAAACCTAAACGACGGTCGCCCGGCAATGGAGATAACTTCAGGGCTTCGCGCCCCGTCATGGTGTGGACCTGCTGAGCTGACATTATTGCCCAGTCTGGATCGGTTGCCAATTTTGGTTGGCACTCGTAGGATCTACCGCTTTTTGCCTTCCATCTCAGGCTACCGCCATAGACGATTGTAATTACATCCCTAAGGACTATTATTTGACTAGTCAGCAGAAGGTAAATGATCAAACCGGACGAATAACGGTAGGTAATTTTAACGGGCACGGTGGAAGGATTTGTCCCCTTTATGGAAACTGCTACGAAATTGGGTCCGCTCAGGCTGGAAATCAGGGGATACTTGTAGGTATCCGAACGAACTTCGCAGCTACCTGTGATAACGCCAGATTGATGAGCGCTGCATTTGTTGGGGCATATCAGGTTAACGGCGTGGCTCAGTTGGTTATGCAGGGCGTTCCTTTCGGTATGTGGGATAATCCAAACGTAACACTTGAATCTGACATTAATACAATATGGTGCAGGGATGCAATTAATAAACAGATTGATGACGTTGGCGCGTTTGGCCCAGTGGTTCTGGCGTTAATAACATCGTACCACCCCCAGGGCCAGGAATAACCAATATTTCCTGCTGGTCAGACTAATGGCTCAAGCGTTAGGGCTTATAACGTTCTCGGCGGGACTATGGCAGGAGGCACTTGGTGGCAGAAAGATGGTGGATTTTTCCCAATACTAAGAACAGGTACGATATGCAGAGTTACAGGTGGATATACCAACATTCGATACAAGCTTAATTGTATAGTTATTATAAACGTGATTTGCGCCCCAGGAACCGTACGCCATAATAAATCCACCAAAAGAAAAGCGCAATTCCCCCTGATATAAACATGAACCAGCCAATTCCTGCCACTCCGAACATGTATTAAAAAAAGGGGCCAATCGGCCCCTTTCTGTTACCAGACTCAGGCGACCACTCGCATCCCGTTAGGTAAGTTGACCGTGATACCGTTATTGTTACAGATACCGTGTTATTTGTTTGCTTAAATGCACCCTCAACGTTATTTGCGTGTTCTAATGTCACTGTTGCATTCATGAATGAAGCGTCGCCACCCTTGTTTAGCCTCCATCCATGGTTAAATACCCAATTGTTAGATTGAATCCAGTTTCCAATCATGGCATTAGTAATAAAGCCATCCTTGATGATCGCGCTACTTAGAATAACCTGGCCATTCTCAACAACGAATGGGTACTGAGTCTGACCGTTCATGCCTGTGTGCATTATTGCAAATCGTGATGCCTCAAACAGAATCTGCGCCTTAACTGCTGCGCCAGAACCAATCAGAGACATAGCCATACCGGCACTGTATTCTTGGCCGTTATACTTCAGACCCAGCTTGACGCCGTACATTGCACCAGTCGAATCCGCATTGCTCCACGAGTCAAGTTTTTGAGAAAGTGCTGCCTCGTTATTCCCAAGCCTCGCGCTTAACGACAAGTCAGCTTGCGTTCTCGCCTCAGTCTCGTTCGCGATGGCTTCACGGATATCAGTCAGACTTGCCTGAATATCGTCACCAATCTGAGCCTTAAGCTGGTCAATCTCACGCGATAGTGCTTCAGTCTCGGTTGCGATAACCTCCCGAATATCGGTCAAACTTGCCTGAATATCATCACCAATCTGAGCCTTGAGTTGGTCAATTTCACGCGATAGCGCTCCGGTTTCAGTTGCGATAACTTCACGCAATTCACTATTGCTTGCGCTAATCTGATCGCCAAAACTTGCCCTTAACTGCTCAACTGCCGTCACTCGCGCCTCAGTCTCATCAGCAATTAGCTTCAGTGATTTGGTGTACTCTGCTTTTCGTTTTCCGTTCTCCTTCTTCATGTAGATCGCGTCTTTGTCATTAGCTAGTGCGTTCTCTATTGCTGCCTCTGCATTAGCTGAGTTCTGCGACGCGTTGTCTGTTGCGTTATCAACAAGCCACTCGTAACCAGGTGAGTTTTCGATATCGACAGAAATCTCCCCGATGATATCGTCAACGTTTGTTGATGCCATGCCTCTGACAAAATCAGTCCACTGAGATACGTTACCGATCCTGTCAACCGTCCTTGATACGGGATCAGAGAGAGTAAACTCGCGTTATCCACTGTTCCATCCGGTGACTGTTGCAACTCTGTATAGGCTGTATCTCCAGAACCATCAGAGAACCCCCATTTTGTACGGATACCAAAAACAACATCATCCGTAGCTGTAAGGTTAATCGGTCGACCCGGCTCACCCTGTTTACCCGTCAACGTTGCCGCGACGATATTTGACCAGCCTGAAGTCGTGCCCGAACCAGCGACGGAGCGCACGCGAACCTGATAGTTGCCAGCGTAAATCCCTTCAACATAAACCTCTTTGTTTGCTGTCTGCGGAACGTTTTGCCAGTTGCCGTTATCCTTTCTCCACTGTACGTCATAGAAAACAGCGTACGGAACTTTATCCCAGCTAACAATCATCGTCTCTACGCTCATCCCCTGGACGATTCTCGACTCTGAGGACACTTGCACGTTTTCCGGCTTAGGGATCTGATCTGGCTCAACGATGCTTGTCGGTCGGTCGTCGATGTTAACCCCGTAATCAATTTCATCATACTTATTAGGATCGTACTCCACCGCCGTGATCTTGTAGGTAAATTCCTCATCATCATCACCCTTATCGATTTTTGTCACGACGTACTGCTGTAACGCAATGTCTGTGCGGTCGATAGCGAATACCGTGTTAGGCTTCACAGGAAAGCCAAAGCCGATGTTAATCTCTATGGTCTTACCATCCGCACTAACACTTGAGATTGTGCGCTTCACAGGCTTGCCATCTGGCTTATTTACGATAATAAAGTCACCTGCGCGCGCATCAACGCGGAACGGCAGGAAAATCTGACTACCTGACACTTCGAGCAATCGCCCTGACAGGTTCATCGTCAAGTTACTTGACCAGAAGTTATCAGATATTGCCACCACGTCTCCGATTGTCGGAATCATCCCTTCCAGTCCGGTAGCGAAGTTTACCGTAGTGCTGCGGAGGTTGGTTTTCAGAATCCATCTCGCCGCGTCGGTTGGCCTCGCTTCGACGTGTGCACCCGATCGCTGTAATGCTCGTAACGTTGTTCCCGAACCGTAGAGTGGCCTCACGATCGAATACTGGCTCAACGTCCTGCTGATACATGTTTTGCTCATCATCAAACATCACGTTGCACGTCGTGTACATGCTCTTCTCGCTTGCGAAAGTGTATGAGAAGTCACCATTAACTACGTTGTCGTTAGTGAAGATGTACGCAGGTTCACGCGGTCTGTCGATGATTACAGAAATGCTTTCACCATTCCAAAAGCTCATTCCACGGAAGATTGAGCAAATATCTCGAATCACCTTGTACGCATCAGTCTGAGACTGGATTATCACGTCACAAAGGTAGCGAGGTTCCGTGCCGCCTTTGCCGTCAGGGACCATCTGGTCGCAATATTGCGCCGCCTCATAGAGCGCCCATTTCATCGAGACGAAGTGAGGAATCGACAGCGATTCCAAGCTCTTTCTGATCCAGACCATAACGCTGATTAATCATCAGGTCATAAAGCACCCATGCCGGATTATTAGTCCATGCTTTTTTGAAAGTTCCATCCCAATTGCCGTTGTATGTTCGCGATTCTGGATCGTAGTTCGACGGAACGTTTACAATCTTCCAGCGCTTACGAATTGAGATCGTAGGTAACTGGTTTGGGAACATCTTCGAGTCGAACTCTACGAAAAGAAGACCTGTCAGAGGATATCGGAACTTGGCATCAATGACCTCAGCATAGCTTCTTACCTGGATTGCATCAACGACATTCGAGCGTGGAATCAGGCGTCTTTCGAACAACTCTGAATATTACCTGATTGTTGAAGTTAGGCAGGTTTACGCGACGGCTTCGATCATAACCTGACATTGTTTTACCTTCGATTACGTCAGTAAGAACCGTCTCAAACGAACCGCCATCAACCGCTTGCTGCACCTCGTACTCAACTCGAACGCCATTTTTATCGCCGTTACTTTCAATTCGTACGCCGCGAGGCATGAACATTTTGATACGGATTGCCGACAGCGTTTTGTTGGTTACTGAGATTGTGTATGGGTTATCGGTAGTAACCTCACGATTTACAGTTACCTCACTAGAGCTATCTTCCATTCCCTTGATATATTCCTGCGTCACTTGTCGAAGAATGAGTTCCCGGCCTGAATTCTGCCTTTACGCCTTCGAAGTTGAACGATCCATCCTCGTTTTGCACCGGGACTGAGTTAAACATCAACTGCTTAAGGTTGAATGTTTCGTCAATTTCGCCATCAGATACTGCCAACAGAATCTTGATTTTGTTGATTGAGATTAGATTGTCCTCCATCTCAACTGGGTTATGCCAATGGGCTTCTGTGACCCACCTTTAGATCCGCTTATCACTTTTTGAATCATGATGTTTACCTTTTTGTGCTATTTATCGGTGGACTCATTATACAGGCGAAAAAAAATGAATGCGGAGCGGGTTAATTTTAACTCATATCCTCGGCATAAGAACCTGCTGAGAAAGTTGCCCCACCTCCGGCGCGATATCCATACGGGACCGGGAGAGGGTATCCCGCCGCCGTCGTATTGACAGCACCGCCGAACGCGTACGAAGGTTTATTCTTGCTTGATTGAACTTCAAAGTTTGCGCCACCCGGCTGCGGTGAAATCATCTGCATCACGCCGCCCAGCACCATAGCGCCGCCCATCATAAACAGAGACGAGGACATTGTTCCCATTAAAGCTAGAGACGCGCCGCCAGTATAGAATGCTGCAACCATTATTGCCGCGCCCAATACAACCTGGAATAGACCGCCTGACTTAGAACCAGTCGGGATCGGTACGATTCTTATCTCTTTCGCGCACTTGAATTTTTCCTCTTCATGGTGTCCCACGTTAACGCCATCCACAAATATTGCAAACTTGCTACGAGATCCTACCTCGCTTTGCATGTATTCTTTAAATCCGTCTACCTGACTGGATAGCGCCCGTATGGCTTCCGGGTAAGAGTCAACGGCGTAACGGTGAAAGACGCCGAAGCGTCTCCCAAGCGAACCTGATAGTTTAATTAATTTTACATCATTCATAGTTTGAGATCCTTATGGCGAACGATTAAAACAGTGTGATCCTGATACCATCCGGAATAAATATCACGACGAGATAGCTTACCGAAGGCGTGATGCAAGATCTGATTATCTCCGAGGTAAATCCCTGCGTGGTTCCATACCGGAACGTTTTGCCCTATCTGCATGATTACCATATCACCTAATGACGGATTATTCTGATCTGGAATCTCAACGAAGCCATCCTGCTTGTAATAATCCTGATAGAGATTAATTCCATACTCAGGTTTCCACCATTCAAAATTCAATCGTCGATCGCGCAATTCTACGCCGTGCTCTTTGTGCCACGCCAAGTAAATAACAAGACCGTAACAGTCGAATGATCCTAATGACCACGGACGACCAATCAGAGGTAATTTCTCAGGCTTAACAAATCGCATATCTCCTTCCGGTACGCTAACAATAATCCAAGTCACTTCCATCTCATTGCACATGCACGTATCGTGAGCACTGGGTAGAGTTGTAGCCCCATCTCCTGTGTGGCTGTGAACGATCGCAATCGTGGTTGAGTCTGCGTCATCCTCAATGCAAGCGTATTGTACAGCGTCCATCATGAAGTGATTTTCAGGATCGCGATGAACATTATCGACTCTATGGTATTTTTGCACTCGTCCCTTTTGGGTGACTACCCCACAGCATTCGCGGGGATACTCTTCCTGAGCGTGAGTCATAATTTCAAGTTTAATTTTTGCACTAATCATTGATTTTTCCTCTGTAGTGAAGCGACAGCGCATCCGCCAAAATCCAGTTCATTGTTTGCGCCGAATCTCAGGCGGCAGGCCGTTACCGTTCCCGGGCAAAAATCCAGCGAAGGATCGTCTACCGGATTATTGTCTTTGTCAAAATAACCATTTTGCCCGTTGTATCCGCAGCCTTTCCCTGTTTTATACCACCCCCTTTGCGCCCAATAGCATACGCTTTGTGTGAGTCGAGACGGGATCATGATGCCGTCCATATCGTACGGAGACGTGAGATCGAACCGGGCGACGCTCTTATCAACATAGTTCGGACGCTCGATATAGTATACCAGTTTACGGTAAGCTCCGTCAGCTATTGAGCCATCGGAGTGAATAAGCTCACGCTGAGTGATCCAGATTGTCACCTTAGCTTGCATTAGTCCGTTATATGCACGAATCATTGCAGATACTCGACTATCAATGTTTGCCACCGTCAACTGTGGTTTTGTTGCCTTGCCGGAACTATCAAACGAGATCCCGGATATACCGAACGGTCGCGCCCCATATTTCTCGCCACGGAATGTAATTTCCTTCGGCGGTAGCGTTCCAGTTTGCTGGGCCTGCATGATTTCTTCTGGAGTGTACTGGATATTCTCACCGTGGAATCGGTTGTACACCTGAGCGCCGAACTTACTACCATCCACTTCGATGAGAGTGATTATCTCTCCCGGATATAGTGATTGAAGGCAGTTGTGAAACAGGCTCTTTCCGCTTTCTTCATCATAAAGTTTTTTGTTTTCGCTCATTGATTTTTCCTCTTGTTTACCTGCATTGAACCATTCTACAGCTACAAAAAAACCCGCGCAAGGCGGGCTTTTGTTATATGGCGTTACTCCATAGATGTAAATTGCTCCATAAACGTGACGTTAATCTCCATCACGTCGCGCGATACTGGCTTCGCACCCAAGCTGTTAGGCTTTACTACCCATACCCCGATCTTACCGTTGCACCGGTGGAGTCCATGCGAACGGCTTAATGCGGTGAGAGTCACAGAAGTCGTAAACAGCAATGAAATCTTCCCCGGCATAGACAACTGAATACTCGCGTCGAGTGGTGTTAAATCCAGACGATGCAAGCTGCATGTACCCGTTTCCAAACTGAATGGATCTGTCGCTGTTGGTAGTGGTAAGGGAGCCACCGCCCCCTTGAACCTGCGTACACCAACCAAAAGTGTCAAGTGTCGCCATTATTAGCCTCCTGTTTTTTCCTGAATGTAATTATAAACCTCGCCGCCCTGCGAGCAAGACTCACGAATCATTTTTTTGAACATCATTTCTACACCCTGAGAAATCCCCCTCGGATCTGAGCCGTTGTCAACTCTCACCTCCATTCCCCTAACATCAACGACCGTTCCACCTCCTGAATGGTTTACCACCTTCGGTGCGGAGTTTGATGCGTTGAATCCAGAGGTTGCCACACTACCCGCTGCGGCAGCAAGCGAGACAACGGCCCCGCCTGAAGATACAGATCTAAAAACAGAAGCGGCAGGCGCAGGGGTTGCCTGTGATGCCGCAGAAGCACTAGAGGAAGCCCCACCAGCAAAGCTCCACGTCTTACCGCCCATCATTCCTGAGATCGTATTGAAGATTACCATTTGAGCAATCATCTTTATAATCATGCCGATGATATTTTTAGCAAAGTCAGCAAAGTTTGCCTTCCCTGTAGTAAGGAATTGAACCATCATGTCCGTCATACCGTTTAGAGCACTTGATGCGATCTCATTAACATTTCCGTACATATCCATTGCTGCGTCACCGTAATCAGCAAATGCGCTTTCAGCGCCAGCCAACCAGTCAGCGCGTTTGGCATCTTCCGCAGCGTAGTAATCATTTTGTGCCTTAATCATGTTCTGGAGTTTTTCGTCTCCCTCGCTGCCTCCTGCATTAATATAATCAGTGGTTATTTTAGCTAGTTCAGCTTGTCGTTCCATTTCTCGAGTGCTCATCCCGCGAGACGCGTTAAGCTGCTCCGTAGCTGCCGTCATCTCATTGACAAACTTCAGTGATTTGTCGGTAAGTGCGTTCAATTGCTGTTGCTTAACAATCTGATCTCCAATCTCAGCCTTCTGTTTGGCAAGCTCGATAACCTTCTCTTGACTTGCAAGTAGTGCTTTTTCTTCCGCAGATAATTGACGCTTAGAACTAGCTTCGCGAAGAACAGCGATTGTAGCCTCAGTAGTAAAAAGCGCCTTTCTCTGTGCGGATATTTTTTGACCGATCTCCTTGTGCTCCTGCAATACCTTAAGCTGCGCCCTGAGTGAAATTAACTCCTTGTCGAATTGCTCTGTCGGTGAGCGTACAATTTTCGACTGCTTATTTCGTTCTCGGTTTCGCTTTTCGATCTCTTCTGCTTCTTCCTTGATGGCTTCCTTAGTTTCCTCGCTGTACTGCTTTTCAAGAGTACGGCGCTGAAACCGGGAACTTCATTGCTTCAGCTTATCCTTTCTCACCTTTGAATACACGGTTATTGCCACCATCAAGCTCTGAAGCTAACTGATCGTAGTTGTCACGAGAACTTTTTACAATATTCTCCTGTTCCTTTAGTACATCAGCGCCGTTTTCACTCATTCCAGGCAGAGACTGCGTAGCCTTAATGGCAGAGGCGATAAAGTTCAGTTTGTACTCATCACCCTTCGCCAGAATCATTTTTACCTGAATTACCGTACCCTGAACTACGTCAATAATCAGGTTTAATGCTCCAAGTGTATGATCACCAACCCATCCCCACGCATCAGAAGCCCATTGTTTAATATCGTTCCACATTTTTTCCAGAGGGGTAGCATTATCCGCGATCGACTTCATTCGCTTTTCCATTACGTCGGCGAATAATTTCGTGGCTTCAGACATTGCCTCTGTTTCACCCTTAGTACGGCTTAGCGCGATGGTCAGTATCGATATAGGTCAGTTGCCCTTTTTCTAGGAAGTTGTATTGCTCGTTAAAGACTTAGCCAGACCCTTTACAGGATCGCTTGCGATTTTATCGAACTCAGCAATGATTTGGCTTGCTGATTTTCCGGTTGCTGTCGACCACTCTGCCGTAGCCTTTGTGATGTTCTGGATCTGCTCTCGCGTATACTTCCCCGTACTGGCAAACTCAGTAACAATCTCACGAATGCTTGAAATTGTTGAATTGCTCGTCTGAGACACCTTTTTAGCAACAGAATCAAGTTCTTCAGCCGTAACACCTGCATAACCTCCAGTCTCAATAAGCGCCTTCTGCATATCAGTTATTGACTTGTAAGAGTCATAACCAGCTTTCGCCAGAAGACCTAAAGAGCCGACAAGAACACCAACACCTGCTGTGACCGGATTAATATAGCTGAGCAATACCTTAAACGTGTTACCGATCCCGCCGCAAAATAACGAGTCCTTGATCTGACCACCCTGCTGGATAGCAACCATCCATACTGGCATACCGGACGCAAGAGATGTAACGACGTCTGTAATCTGTGCAGGAAGCATTCGCATTGCCTGCCTATATTGCCCCGCGCTAATACCGGAAGACTTATCCATCTTGATAACTACACGACCTGCGGCATTCATGGCTCGACCCTGCTCTTTAAGTTTTGCGATCAGTGGCGCTGCTTCATTTGATAAACCAAGCTCAGCCGCTTTCAGTTCCATTAATTCTGCGTGAGTTTTGCCGATAGCGTTAACTTGACCATTCAGGGAATCCATGAACGCTTTGTTTCGTGCTGCTGCCTGCTCTTTTGCTTTCGCTTCCTGCAATGCTGCCTGACCTTCTTCCGTAAGCATGGCTCGGCTGCGAGCAAGTTTTGCATTTTGCAGATCCAGCATTTCACCCAAACGGAAAAATGTTTCATCTGGAACAACGCCCTTTTGCCAGAGTTTATCAAGCTGCTGAGATGCAATCTTCAGCCTTTATGGATGACCATTTTTGATACTGTACAGTCGATTGCCTTCTCTACAGCCTCGTACTCTTTGCGCTGGCGCTTAAGTTGTTCAGCGTGCTCTTTGGCCTTCTGTTTTGCAACCTCTGACTCATTGATTAAAGAACCCATAGAGTCAGCGGCTTGGTCGTTGGCTTTTGAAAACTCTTTCAATGACTTGACGGCGCGCTGCACTGTCGACACATCAACGTCAAGCGATAGACCTGCTACCTTATCAACCATATAACCCCCCCTTATATACGAAAAAACCGCCAGACGGCGGCTTAGTTGTTCTGCTTAGCAATCATTTCAAGCGCTTCTGTCGCTTCCATGATCCTAACGTCCTGCAATGCCAGTTCTTCATCTTCTATTTTATAGATTTTAAACAACATAGGCAAAACATTATAGTCAAGACCATAAGCGCCAGCGCCTGAACTTCTCCACTGAGTGAGCATTGATGTAAAAACATTCCAAGCCTTCACCATTTCAGCGTCGCCCGGTACGCTAAGCTGAATAATTATCGTTTCAGGTTCCTCGTCTTCATAGTCTGAATGCGTTAAACCAACCGATCTTAATTGTTCCTCTGTTGGCGGCTTCTGATATAACAGATAGACCGCCCTTTTTAGTTTTTTGCGCGGTGTCTCGATCCGGCGAGAGCCTTGATGTAAGTCTGTGTCAGGTTGTACGCTGCTGAAGTCCAGGACTGAACCAGTTTTCGCATGATTTCTTCGTTAAATTCTTCTTCCAGATTCCATCCTGACGCTGTGATGTAATGAACTCGCTGTCGTTCATTTCTCCCTGGTTGGCATACATATCTTGCACTTCTTTACTGGAAAGGTGGCGTATCTTGAAAATGATCGTTGCATCTTCACCGTTAGGCATGGTGAAGGTGACCGGAAGTTTGAAGTCTGGAAGCGCACACGAAATTGAATTTAGCCATCGAATTTCTCCTGATTGGTTAATGGCACTTTTTGTTAAAAGTTAATAGAATAAACTTGATAGGATGATTTTACAGAAATGAATAAGGGGGCGCAACATAGCCCCCTGTGGATGGTATTTAGGCACCAGGCGATGCCAGAGTGGAGGAAACGAAAGTAAAATCACCCTTCAGGGATACGGCGAGTTGTACCGTTTCCATTTCGTTTACTTGCGTAGATGGAATGTCACTACGTTTTCTTTGTTCAGAAGTTAAAAGACAAGATACCAGCCCACATGCCATTCTCGTTCGCTTTTGGAACATACATCCGAACCGCAGTTACCTGACCAGAAGAATCCAGCTTACGCAGAATAGGATATTTGGATAGGGTTATCAAATTCGTGCGCGAGGATCGTATCAGGTGTACGTTAGCGAGATTGCAGACTAGCTTCTGGGATCTGCTGCTCTTTATCGTCAGACAAACACTGATAAGCAGGTTACTGCTGCTTTCCGCCGTCCTGACCAATCTCCTGAGGTCAAGGGATCTCAGTCCAGCCAGTAATTTTTGCAAAGCTCATTGTACATCCAGCCGGGAAACCAAGAGCATCAGAGGTGTCAATCCCAGCAAGAGTAATGCTTGTTTCTTGAGCGTCAGTAACAATTAGCACTCGACTAACCATCTTTCAGGAAGTTGACTGAGTTACAATAACGTAATCACCTTTCGCCAAGTCGCCCTTATTCGCCCTAACTGTAGCAACAGGATTTTCTGCGTTAGTGACAGCGGTCGCCTTCTGAAAGTGACGAGAGGTTTCCACGAAAATTTGCGCGCCATTTGGTAAGTGCATATTAAGTCCGGCTTGTGTCTACTCGTACCCGCGAGCGAACCACGCTCATCCACCCGCTCTCGTGTTTAACAATTTGATGCACGATTGCACCCTCGGCAATATAACCAACGTTTCTCCGTTACCATCTTTGTCAAAATCAGCAATCTCTTTTGCTTGTGATCTTGCCTCGTCAACCCCTGATCCTGGAGACCGGACCATTCCAATTTGCACGATAGCAATGTAAGACTTGCATTTTCTGTCAATGGATAGATAACGTGTCCATACGCCTTCTATGTAATTAAATCATTAGCACATACCGCCATCCTTCGGTGGTGTGAAGTTGCGGTTTTCCATCATATCGGAAAATCTCTGTACTTTGACAGAAATGCGGCTCGCGCCGCCGCTGATAACAAATAGTGCATTTTGTTGTCTCCTTGCTTGCTTTATTGCGTCAGACATATACGATGTTGCTGAGAACGCCACCAGACCTACTACGCCGCTTGGCGCTTGCTGTGAGTGACCGTATTCAAGTGCGTTTGCATAAATCAACATGTTTGAAAAGTGAACCGAGGTTATCGCACCTCCACGGCTGAACATGCCATAAGTCTTTGCTAGTTCCTCACCTGACTACACCGCCAGTTTTATCATATCGGTTTAATGCGTAGCTGGGTATTTCGTTAAAAGTTATCTGCCAGTTTTTTTTAAAACGCCCAGTATCGACAGATAATCGGCTAACAAGAGCGTCGTGCACATCTCTTACAAATATCTCAATAGCGTGCTCAAACGTGCTCTCTGCTGCCTTAATCCACGCATCAATCTCACCTTGAAATCTACGAATCTGATAATTAGCTCGCAGGCACCGACTGATACCCTCCGCAATACTGGACGATAGGCGACACAAGCACCGCCTGAACCGGACGAGCGTCAGAGGCAACATGACGAACACCGTCAATCTCTATATAGTCGCCTTCGTTTATTTCATGATCATTATTGAAGATCCCCAAAAGGTCGGAGGCGCGTATTGTTTCTCCGTCGTGGCTAACCTCCCGAGCATTTGGTCTGCGAGTGCCGGATGGCTCCAGATATTGGAATAACCTGTTCCATCGGTGGAATCTCGAATCCATTTTCATCGTATCCATATTCAACCATCTAAGTCAAGGCAGTGAGTAGGCGAATGACGCGGCACGATATAACGTCTTCAGGTCGACCGTTCGCCTTCCCTTATCAGGTTCATAGGTCTTGATGGATCTGTGAAGAAAGCCACGCCTTTGCGAGCCATCCTTTCAATCTGTGAGTAGTTCATTAGTGGCATCCTCCACGGAGTCCGGTCATTAATGCGAACCTACCACGGCGTCGCGCTTTAAGTTGTTCAAACATCTTACCCCACGGCGTTTGACGTTGATGTTAGAAAGCATCATGTTTCCTGACTGGTTTTTCGTAACCTCACCAAAAGTCTGGCTAAATTCACCGCTCAGTGAGAAAGACGTAACGCGTCGTGAGTAAGATTCCAGATCTTCATCTTCACCTTTTATCATCACGTCAAGGAAAGCAAGATATGGTAAAGCATAAAGAGCAAGCGCTTTGACGTATGCGTCTTTGAAGGTCTTATGGCATACGAATAGCTCAGCCATTTCAACCCATGCATAAAGAGTTTCATCTGGAACTTTGCGAAGTGCAGGGACCAGCTTTCGCACTTGCTCAACAACTGAAATTAAAGTTTCTTGATTCATAATTTCACCACAAAAAAAAGGCGCTACATGAGCGCCTTGATGATTAATATTCGCCGCCGTCCTTTGAGAAATAACACTTTTACTATCCCACGGATCAGGCTTTTCGGGTTTAGCCATCTCTGCGCGGATTTTCCGGTTGGTGGCACTGTCGTCTTTTACTTCGATTTCTTCGCGAGCAATCAAGCAACGCAGCCCAGGCAATTCAAGTGCGGATGCTGGGAGTGTCATCTCTTCAGGAGGCTCACCTCATGAAATGAGCCATCTTCAAGACGGAACATCTGAAGCGCACGACCAACGTTTACGATAACAACAGTTTTTTCTTTAGCCATTTTGATTTCTCCTGGCGAAGGGACTAACTAAGTTAGTCCCTATAATATTACACGCCAGTGATTAAGACAATAGTCATCGGACGATAAATTGTAAGGATTTAACACTTGGAGGTGCAAGGCACTTTGAAGTGCAGATCTTTCGGCTGTGCTGGCAGCATGTTAAATGCTTCCGGGATCTCGATGGACATATTCATCGGATTCTTTTCGTACACCAGCACGCCTTTAGTTCCAGCGCCATCGATATCTTCAAGTTCTGCGATAGAGTCAATTTCGATACCAGCATTCTGAGACTTGAAATAGTCCAGATAAGACATAGTGGTTTCAGGCATACGAATAGCCAAAACCTTACGCATGGACGGCGGGATCAGCCGAAAGCGCTCGGTGTGCAATATGAGTAATCGTCTCGATGGTTTCGATGGCCTGAGTCGTCGAGCTTCAGCCGTTTCTGGTTTTAAGGGAAAGTCAATCCACTTGTTGCCAGTAATTTTGGTGATGTTCGGATGGTTGAACACAGACACGATCTTGTGCGGTGCGGAGCCTTTGAACACCAGACGGTTAACCAGTTGGTCATGCGCTAGCTGTGGCGCACTTGCCTTACGGGTTGACAGCGGGCGACCAGTTGCCTGACCTGCTTTGATTTCGTCGATTGAAATCAGGTACGCGTTACCCAGACGGAACACCTTTCCGAACTCAGAAGTGCCAAGCGCATCAACCAGCGGCAGGTCATCGGTGTAGTCAGCGATAATCTGCGCAGTGAAACGAGATGCCAACCAACCTTATCAAAGGTCATGTACTCAAACGTCTTGTCGGTCGGAGAGAGATCGGTTGTAACCGGGAATACACGGAGAGCAGATCCTGCCGGGTAGTCCTCTTCGTAAGACTGGCTCTTGATGCGGTGTAGCTCCTGAGCGGTCCAGATACCCATAAAGGAATATCGCGAGGAGAATGGCAAGTGGATTGAAGTTGCTGCTGCATCCTGTTTTACGCCAGCTTGGATCAGGTACATTTCAATATTGCTTTTATCTGCTTCATCAAATTTTTTAGTAGTCATGATTACTTCTCCTTAGTTACCCGAAAAAGCCGTGATTATGTTCACGGCTTCAATATCCACACTTTTTGTTAAAGCGTCAAAGTGTTTTTGTGTTATGACAAACGGCCTGGCACAGCATCAAAGACATAAGTGATCGATTCTTTAGTTTTGCTGGAATCGTTAGCCGTCCAGGATATGAATCACCTGCTGCATCTCCACCAACAGGAGTAAGAACGCCAGATTCCGGATCTATTGTCGCAATATTGGTAGCATCAACAGACCATTTGCCAGTTTTATCGGTGGCGTTGTCAGGTTTTACAGCAACTACAAATTGCACAGGTGCATTGTTTGGCTGAGGACTCTCCTTGTTAGTTGTAATCGTCGCAGACTCAACAAGAACCACAGTGTGGGGTGGAGGTGGAACAATGAAGGCATTTCGCTTAACCTGTACCTCAATAATGTACCCGTCCTCGTGCTTAACAAACCCGAGGTCAAATGTCCAACCTACGGAACCAGAGCTACCAGTAACAACACCACCAGATCCAAATTGCAACTTTCGTGATAAGCTGGGAGCTTCATCAAGAGAAGTGAGCGTCCACACGCGACCATGAGAAACGACGTTGCAAACTTCACCGTCGAGGATTTTACCGCTCAGGTGTTCATATTGGGAACGGAAAGCGATTCCGTAAGGTGTTGCACCATTGACAAGCGCCGAAACAACCTTAACTCCGTCAACAATACCGACAACTTTAACAGCAGCGCCGAACTCAATATCACCTTTAGCAACACAAGCGCCATCAATATTGTAGTTTGAAGTATCCGAAAGATTACCAGGGCACTTGCGACAATTTTCGTAAGGCATAGTGATTTCTCCATAAAAAAAGGGACTATCAAAAAGGATAGTCCCCATATTAAACACTAATTACAGTTGATGCAACTGCCTTGAAGCCAACTTCAACAAGCTGAATGTCTTTATATTTGGTCCAACCGCCAGCGTAGGTCCAAGTGGTTTCGATCGTACCGTCAGATTTCTCTTGACCGTCAACGTCAGCCCTGTATTCGGCAAGTTTTACAGCGGAGCCGAAAGTTGGCGCCTCGGTGGATTTGGAAAGCATCCAAACTCGGCCGGAGGTAATCACGTTGATAGCGCCGCCATCTTCGTAAATCATCTGATTATGAGCATTCATAGTCTGCCAGTGAGATCGAATAGCTACGCCATACGGAGTGGTAGACGATTCCATAGCCTTAACCAATTTATGGCCATCAACGGCTTGGGCTTGAACAACCTGTACGGCGGCGCCAACAAAAACATACTTTCACCTTCGTTAACGACGCAAGCGCCGTCAATATTATACTTTTAAAAGGGGATTTGTCCTGAATGGCGAAGTATCCGCAACCATACCCGGAAGCGCAATAGCCATGTCAAATCGCTGATAAGATGCATTAATCTGTGCCATGATATTTCCCCTTACATTACTTTGCTTAAACGTGAATTTGGCACTGATGGCGCGGCGTCGTTTTTCTCTTCCGGCTTACCACCTTCGATAGAATCGCCTTTTACCGCCTTACGCTGAATAGCCATAATATCAGAATCCTTAGCAACATCAAACATAGCGTCGATATATGCGTCTGATTTTTCACTAACATCTTTATCAAGCATGGCTTTGACAACAGCGACCTTAACGTCTTTGATATCAAGACCATCATGCTTAACGCCTGCGGTTTCCGCCACTAAAACTTCAGCACGCGCTGCGGCGTCAGCTTTTTGCTTCTCTACTTCGGCCTTCATCAGTTCCGGCAGGGAGTCAACCTTAACCTTCAGCGCATCGCGGATCAGGTGAAGCCGTCAGCTTTGCCCTGAATGGTGGCAATCTGCGCGGTTAATTTTTCGATATGGTTCGCAACATCTTCGGTTACTTCCACATCAACTGAGTCGATCTTAATTTTCTTCATTTGCTTGTCCTCGTTAGTTAATTGAACGTTATTATCATACGGGAACTCCTGCTCAGCATCAAGATTTAATTTGGCAATTCCCGCGCGACCTTTAAAAACCAGAGCAATATGGTTGACCTTGATATTAGTCTGTACAGCATCGAATTTAACCCAACCTTCAGGCGAATCAGCTATGGATACGCTCTTCGTCCTGTTTCATATCCTCTTCGAAGATATATTCTCCAGTCTCATTTGAACCCCATCCCGGTTTATCGCCGAATATCTACTGACGTGTAGCCAACAGATAATTCACCAGCTTCTTTTGCTTTAGCCTTGCTGATCGCTGGAACGCTGTAAATGCTCAAAGGGACTTCAACTCCAACACCTGAAGCAATACCAGCGCCAGCGCACGATCCTACAACAACGTCCTTAGTCAGTTAAGAGACAAACCGACTGTGATCGGCTTGCCTGCAAAACTTTGCAAGGAATCTTGCTTGAAAACTTCGGACGCCGGACGGAACTCAACTCGATCGCCGTGTGAAGTGTAAACCTGAGCACCGATTCGTGCCACAATGGGGCGGTCAACCAAAAAACCATTATCATCAAAGTGCGCCTTGATTTTTACTGTGCTCATGCTTAGGATGTATTTTTAATCTCCTGTGGAAAAGTCTGGAACAGCCCAACAGCGGCAATTGTATTCTTCACCCGGAAATACGTGATCGGAATCTACCGCTATACGCTTACAGCTTATACAGAGAACGTTCGCGTAAATCCATCACCCCTCGCCAGAAATAATAAGAGACACCAGCGTCTTTTATGCGCTGCCGCATTAGTTCAAATTCCAGGTTCCGACAATTCCCGATGCTCTTAAAATTTTTGGCCCAATTCCGGTAAATACCAAATCGCTCCTTAGCAAGCTCAAATTTTGAATTTGCTTTTGCCCTGACCGGATGCCGCACGAAGTTTATCAGTGAAATCAGTAACCATGTTGGCGGCAAATTTCCTGATAGAAGTAGTCACCTGCGATCGCCACAGATTATATTGTCCTTCGAGACGGGCAGCGGTAGGACCAATCAGGGCAAGTAGCATCATGGCTTGATTCTTCTTACCTCCAGCATTGCGAGCGATGCGCAGCATGGAGTCTGAGAGGATGGCGGCGCAACGGATGATAGAGAACCGATAATCGGCGCGATGAGTGATTCAACGTAATTAAGCAATGACCTTTCTGCCTGATCTATCTCTTCGTCGGTAGCATCAAATTTCATCAGCTTTAATTCGTCACGCATTTTTTCAGTTAGTTTGGCTGCAATATCCTGTAGGGAGCGCGACATTATCGCTGCTGGGCTTGTTTTGGTCTTGTTTCATTAATTAGTCGGGAAGCCTAGCGCCTTTCTGAAAGATGCACTCTAATACCTTCATCTTCTAACTTCTCCCCTAATCCCGGTTCCGGTTCGGTTGTTTCTTCAGGTTCGCGAATGTTGATGTTATTACCATCCTTGAGTTTGAACTCAGGGGCAATAGATCGCAACGTGTCGCGAGCTTCTTCCAGATCGATGATTTGCTCAGTGATAGCTTTCGTAACCGAATCAACGTTATTCTTAAGGGTTATTCCTCTTTCTTGCTCGGAACGGATAAAGGCTCGAACTCGATCGACCATTCTTGCTCGTCAAGGATGCCCAAAGAACTCAAGAAGAGGCCTGTAAACAAATGAGGTGCTTACGATCTACCAGCTTATAGAAAGTCTCAAGTGCTGTGTTTTGGTTAAAATTATTTTTTCTTATTTTTGATGATAATCTCATGAATCCCGGAAACCTATCAAGGGGGAAACAATACGATCCATCTTGCTCGATAAGAACTCAGGCACTCCGCTGATATCAGAACGGCTAACATCGTATTCTTCCGTCTCAGCGAATGTTCATACCGATCGCACGGCCTACTCCGGAGTTGTCATCACGTCAAGCAAAGTAAAGGCGCGCAGCATACTGAGCATCGTCGATATCGCACATTTCGGCAACGGCTTTGACCTTCCATACCGCCTGTTGCTTACGCCGCAGGATCTGAGCATATAGTGATTCGCAATAGCGTTAGTCGCAGATTGCATCAAATTGCAGTGACTTATTCAAAACTGAAGCACCCCACCCCTGATTCTGCTTCCGCATCTGAGGGGTAACTCTCTCACCATCAGCAATGAAAATTCTCGTGTGGTGGATTGATGGAAAAGTAAGGTTGAATGTTGTCACCGGGCGACACCTTATAGATCTCAGGCTCACCATAGCGAGGCGATCTTGCATTGGTTACTCTTTTTTCGATTGTAATTGCGAACCTATCGTAAACACGCACACCTTCAAGTTTAGCTCCAGGTTTAACTGGACTGGTTAGCATTCTGTTGTCTTTAATGATTGCTACAATAGCCGCCCCACCGTATAGGCGCGCCCAGCAAAGAACATCACAATTTGGGACCAAGCTAGGATCAATTTTGTAACTATCCCACAGAGATTTGAACTCTTTTTCATCCTTGACGCACTTAGCGATAAATCCAGCCGTAACCATTTCTTCAGGTAAAGGATCTACAATCCTCTTTGCTGTGGCGTTATCGTTGTAGAAAGAGCCGACGTGATATGACAACCTTCCAAAGAATGGCTTAGGTGATGAACTTAGTTTGCCGCCGTTAAAGATATCGTTATATCCATCATGCTTAACAATTTTCATGTTTCCTCCAATAAAAAAGGCCGTCAATTGACAGCCTTGATTATATCTCATTTATTACCGCTTAACCATCCCAGCGAGTCGCTTCATTCTCTCGATAGGATCACTAATGGTCAGCAATTCGATGTTCGCCGCATCCATGAAGTTATCGACGATATCATCATGCGGGTGGGTGTCATCGTAAGTAAAGGCGCTATGTTCTGCGATGATTTCCGCAAGCATAGGGTGCTCTTCTGGAAGAACCACGCGCCCGGCCTTAATTACTGGCTGAGCATCCATAGCTCGGGGGATACCGCTAACTTTATCTTTGTTACGCTGCAATGGTGTGATTGAGATCGGAGTCTTTTTCCTTAAGTTCTGAATCAAGCCCGTCCCGCTCGCCTTATCTTCCACGTAGATTTTGCGAAGCACACCCATTGATTTATTGTGCCTCCATGCCTGATTCACGAAGGCGGTAAATTGTTTCTCCATATCAGGCGCTTCCCACTTGCCGCGAATGCCGTCGATAAAGTAAACCTTATCGTTTTTCTTACCCCATAAGCAGGTTTGACGTAGTCGTTTAGTCCACCTATCAACTGAGCGGTATCGGCAGTGATGAAACGGTAAAAATATTTGCCCGGATCTGGCTCGTCCGCGTCGAGACTGCTGCCGTAATAAGTCCACCATTCCGAGTTTAACACGGAGCCGCCAAGTGCGATCGGCTTCTGCTGGTACTGAGAATCGCGTAGCCTTGCGCAGCTTCAAAGCGCCAATGTTTAAGGTGTACTGGTCCGCTTCGCGCAAAGCCAATAGGTCGTGATTTCTCTCCTTGCTGGAGGACCGCCGATATGAATAAGAGCCAACACCATCCAATTCTACATACCTGAACGACAAAAGCCCGCGCTCGAAATAAGGATCTGGCCAGTCAGGAAGTGTCTTTCCGTATTCTTCAGTCACCAGTGCCGGGATCGAGCTCGGTATGCGAGCGGAAAGGTCAAACTCAATACCCATACCTCCATTCATCATAAACCAAGTTGAATCCTGCGCGTGCAGTCGCTGCTGGATTGCGATAATCGGCGTCTCGTTGTGCATACGACGGGATCGTATGGTGTTCTTCAATAGCATGTGAGTACGCTCACGCTTAACCTTTGAGAACATATCGTCAGGCTTGTCTATATCGTCGAGCATTACCATCCCGGAGAATCCCGGCATCATATAGCCACCACGCGAACCTGTGATTCGACCTCCGGCTGCTGCGGATATTAGCTCGAACCAGACCTTGCCATCTTCGTTATCGAAAGAACTTGCATGACTACATCTTTCGATGAGTTTTTGCCGAACTTGCAGGGCCACAACTCTTGGAACTCTTTGCTGCTGATAATCCCACGAACTCGCGTACTGTTGCGCTTTATTTATCTGTCGGCAAATGAAACGTGAAGGTTTCGTACCTTCTTGCAACCCAGCATTGCGTAAACAGGTCTTTGAATTGATCGAAGAAGAAGGAGAAGAGGCATGATTACGATTAACCGACACGGAACACCTCGGTTTTACCCGAACCTGGCGTGACGTAGGCACGGTAATCTTTGCAATTATTTCCTCAGGCAGATGACATAGGTAAAGGTGATGCCAGTTGAGCTGGAACTGCTGAGCCTGCATAAGCTGGAACCAGATCCTAATCATCTTTTCGAAATTCGCCTCACTCATTTTCTTGATCGCTTCCTTCTGAGTTGCGTCGAGGTCGGAAGCGTGAATCATAAAAAAGAAATCTTCATGGGCGCTTTCGCGCCCGATGAATTAAAGCATGTCAAGAATGCTGTTCACTGCCTCTTTCATTGCAGGAGTCGTGGTGGCAACTTTATCTGGTGAGGAAATTCGGAGTAGTGCGTACTCGACTAACAGGGTAGAGATGTTAGCTGCTGAGTTTTCGATATTGATTGAGGCTGGCTTTAAGTGAAGTTGAATCGATCCCGAGAAAGCGCGCGATAAAGGAGATTATAATAAATTCGTTGGCGGCAAGAAGGAATTTTTGCTCGTTGATTGAAGATCGTACGAACTCCATAACCTCGCTATACGTGATTTCTCGCTTCCAAATAATGATCGCGGCCTCACTTCGACCGATGAATAGTCGATACCCTGTCCAGGTGAACACCCGAGCGCGTAGGTAACAAAGAAGGGGATTACGAATAATGGCTAGCTTACCGACAAGAGACTCGTAAACGCCACCCTGAAAGCTGGCTGATTCTGACGCCTTGATCGCATTGTCCTCAGCCCATGTTGAATACTTAACTGATAGAGCGAATAGACTCTCAGGCGTCATGGTCCGATTCTTCGCAAGTACAGTGCCGAACTTTTTCTTGTATAGCTTCATGAAATTACCACCCTGAACTATATGAGCGTTCTTAGGTTCACTTCGAAATATACCCTCTTTGTTTAACATTTAGTGCTATTTTACCATATTGTAGGCATCCCGTAACCCGCCGTAGCGGGTTTAGGCGCATCACGATAATCGTCGTTTAATGCCTTTAGGGTGGGTCTGATTCTTAGAGTAGCAGCTAGCAAGATCGCCAGTCATTTCCCATTGATCCTTCTTTGCATAGTAGGTAAGCCATACCGCAGACCCGTCCTTCGCGTCCATCGCAATTGCTGCCGCCACAAGTGCGAAGATTGAAAAATGCAAAGCACCAAAAATAAATCAGCCAAAATTAAAATTAAAAAAAATTTCCATGTTAGATCTCCTCGTTTAATTCAATGTTTATTTCCTGAGTGTCAAGGTTGTTATTGGAAAGTTTTTTTGCTTTCGTTATGGCTTCTGCGCAGGAAGTTGCCGATAATTCAAGTTCGAAAGATTGTTCGCATGATTGGCATGTTTTCCCCATCTTTCGAATGATCAATCGAACTTTGAATCGCAGCATCCAGTCAGGCCTTAATCATAACGCCATCGAAAAAACCAATAACAGCCTCTCCATGATTTAACCGCACAAAATAACGAGTGAATTTGCCGTTGCGAGTTAACAGCAATAATTTTGACTGATTATCCGGATATTTTGCATTACGCAATCCTCTTGAATTGTTGTTATTTACGGGTCTGCGGCGTTGCTTAACCATTATGCAACCGAGCTTGTTAGCTGGAAGTGTGAGAATCTTCGCACTTGTTGCGCTTATTTGCGCCTCGTCTGTCTACGGGATTAATACTATCACCGCTCAGAGATTCAGGTCAATCATTAATTTCAAATTGGCCCTTAGTTACATCCTGCGGGTAATCAATCTCATGAATATTTCCATCGTCGCCGTATACAAATACGAGTCTCTTTGACTTACTTACTTTTTCAACGTCATACAAGCACCCCGCTGAGAAAGCATCACCATTGCGTGATGTAGTTGGCGAACCTGATCGCCTAAGAAGGGTAAGTTAGCCATTATTCGTAATCACCCTCTTTGTTACTCTAAAGCCCTGCAATATACCCGGCGGTCCATACAAATTTGTAGCGGTCGATGAGTAGCCCAACCTAAAGGAATTGAGCGACGATTGTCGTGATCATAATCTTGTCGTTTTTCCGATCTTCTTTCTTCATTCCGCTAACGAATTTATTCAATTCCTTCGCCGCGCGCTTTACCACGCGAATGAAAAGCACCAAACATTATTTACCACCTTTGAATGAAAAACATGGATTTAAGAGTGAATTGCAAAACGATTCCATGTATCGCAACTGATATTGAGCAACCTTTGAAGGGGTTAATTCATAGATCAATAAGTCATCAACATTGATTTCTTTTTTATGCTTGCGCTTCCATGCCTTGAAAATATTTGGCAGGATGCGCTCGCTCTTCCAGGCTGCAACGCCAGAGCAATTCGTTGATCTGTCAGTAAGTTGCTTTTCGATCTGGTTGAGCAACTCGGCATCAAGGCCTTTTACGTGCAATTGGTCGCCGATCGCATCAGCCATTTCACGAGCTGGCTTCTCTGAATCGTTAATCGTGATCATGCCTCTTCTCCGCGCGTCTCGATCGGGACCGGAAACTGAGTGTTAACTGCCGGGTTGTAATAAACGAGGTCATCATAGTCGCTTGGAAGCGAGAGGATGAATGCGTCGAGGTTATCATGCATGTGGAATCCGTTATCAGTATGAACCAGTTCGAATACCTCAGAAGTTTTAGTATTAGTGAAAAACTTATCAGTTGATACCATCATTTCGATTTTCTCTCTTCGGAATCGATGAGCCAACCTCATCAAATCACCCCACCGACGTTTTAGCAATTCGTGCTATTTATTGACAGTAGTAGCGGCTATGTGCTGAGCGGTAATTTCTGGATGACCTGAAGGAGAGAAGAAATAGCACTCCTGATATGCATTAACCCCGATCATATCTTCCAGGTAAACGGGCGCACGAGCGTCGTTGTAGGAGTTGCAGCCTTTGCGGTGGATTCGGCATAGCTTGACCTGGATATCACCTTCAATCATCTGCAATACCTCATCTGGCGATCCACCATAATAAATACCTTTCGAAAAACTGATTCTTTGACCTTGCTTTCCGCTCGCATGCCGAAGAAGCGATTTCCGAACTGTGGCTTAACTGGCATCTCGCTAATCCAGATCATAAACTGGCGCGGGCTTTTACCGTTCACGAGATACAACTCTTTAACGTCACGCCGGTTCCCATACAAGAACATGAAATACTCGTAGTTCACCTCACCCAGGATTGCTCGTGTACTCAAACATCAAGTGTTTGAAGCTGCGCAAAGCTAACGTGTCGTAAGTGTCAGCCAGGATGCATCCGATAGTGTCCTTGCCTGCTCCAGGAGCGCCGTTTAAAATGATAGCTGTTTTCATGTTAGTATCTCGTGTCTTTTTGTGAATAAACCTAATCTATCCCGCTCATCGGATACTCCGGTTGTGTTATCAGATCTCTTTTTTTGATTCCTGTTATTTGTTACCAATCTTAGGTTTTCTAATGGTTCTCGGTATATCCATACAAGCCTGTGAGCGCCTAAAAATAATTTTCTTATATTGATGATTATGTATCCGATGATTAGCAGGATTCCTGCCGTCAATACCGGATGTGCTGCTTAAATTCGTATAGGTGTCAGATAAGTAAATAACTCTCTTACCATTGATTTGTCATTTCTCTACCCCGTGCGATTACGGTCGCGTGGTGGTTACATGCATAGTCACAAACCGCATATGTGGGGATTCCAAGATCTCGGAATAATGGAATAATTTGCGGTGATATCGACCAAGCTGCTGAGATGTTTTCAAAGGTTATCGCTCGCACCGCTTCTTCTTTCATCACCGTGTCTTTCCTGTTGTCTGTGTGCGGTCGCATGACTAAAAAATCATATCTGATCCCGTGATGCTTAAGCCATAACTCAGATGCGTAACGCGACTCATCACTTCGCAATTCAGCAACTATTACGTGATACCCGGCATTCAACATAGAGTTCATAATGAATGGCGTGCTCTGGATTGGGTTATCAAATATTGCCGCTCGGTTAAACTCAGACCAGCTTTCAGTTAAGTGCAAATCCGGCGTCGGCAACAGGTGAAGGCGGAAAGATCCATCACTACTGGTTCCGTCAAAGTCAAAGATTGCCACTTCGAGCGTGCCGTTTTGTAGGTTGATAGTTTGACCCCAAATGGTAATTTTATCCATGATTTATTCCTATGATTGGTTGGCCCACTCAACGAAGGGCATTCTATCAAATGCCCTTGAGCAAGTTTTAGCAGTACACCTTTGATTCTCAGTATTACCAGCAACTGATCTCGTATTCAGCCTCCGTATCAAACTCTTCCTGACTGAAGTCGCCGCCGTAATTGTCATGAATATCATCGATCAGGAAGTAGCACGACTCACCGTTACGATAGAAGTATGAATCAGCAACGTTGACCGCCCATGTTCCGGCGTCCTTCTTGCTCATCTTCCAGTATTTAATTGCAATCTAGAAGACTGCGCGAACTACGACTACACGGTCTTTGATATGCTTGTACACCGCGTTAAGAAAAACGACCATATTTACATTGTTCCCGGCATTCTGCATGATGTACGGATTAACCGGATTTGAAGTAATCATTAGATCGCCATCGCCTCGATGCGCATCATAAATGCTTGCTGTCATGTAGTGGCCTTGCTTCATTCCAAGTCCGTGCAGGGTAAAGCCATTGTTAGGTGCTTCATCCAGAATCAAATGAAAAGACTCCGATATCCGTTCGTTGGTGTAGGGGAATCATAGACAATTCCCCTTGATAGGTTTTAGCAACCCGTGCTATTCGTTTTAATAGTGATGCAAAGCCAATTTTTTAAGCACGTCACCAGTCGCGCTGAATCGACTTGTGGAAGCCCCTAAATTTGCTGGACCAGCTGCACTGCCGACACGTCAAAATTACGATAGTGTGCTCCCGCATGATTATTTGGGCGCATCCCTTCCACTGCGTCACGCGCTGCATCTTCCGCTGTCGAATTAGTAGCCATAAAACACCCTATCGAGATATTGTCAGAACCAGGAGGCAGAATAGCAACTCCTGAAATGATGGCGGCTCGTTTTGGCAGTTAGAAAAGTCTGAGGCCCTTTTTATGGGGAAAAGGGGAACCGTTCAGAGCATATTCCCCGTTAACATTACATGATGAACATCAGCGAAATAGCGTCGACCAGGAGATTCTTCAAGATAGCCAGATTGTACAAATCTGCTTTCTCTTTCAACTTCGTCGCTGGCTTACGATCAACTTCCGATGGCTTGACGTTGTGGATCTTGTTTGCTGGTTTTAATAACCTTGCCATTTACGCAAAAAAAATCAATCTATGGTACACAAACTTAGTGCCGCCGCTATTCCAGCGAAGACCCTCGCCGTTGTGAGTTACGGTTGCAATGCGGTTGCGGCCCGTGTCGTCGGTAATTACAGCCGTGTGCTTAGCGTGCTCAGAGGGAACGTCGCCACAAGTCCGGACACGATTGATCTTTCGAATTTCATAAATTTTACCTCTTTATTATGCAGTTGGTTGATTGCTTCGATTACGTCGTTAAATTTAACACCATCCACGATTCGATGGAAGATATATTTTGAACTACCGCCATACGGCAGGAAAATTTCTTGGTAAGATACAATGCATGTTCACATTGCTACCGTGCTCATCCACGACAACGAAGCTGTCGTTATTGACGCGAGCGCCTTCGTAGATTTTTCCCCACTTAAATCCCGTTCCGTCACTTGATACGCATTCAAATTTCATGGTCTAACCTTCCTGTAAGGTTTGATTGATAACATCACGTATTGCGTGAAGTCGCATTCCTGATCGTCATACCCGCGATTGATGTATGGCGTCACGTCTGTAACATCGGACACCCTGGCGTGAACTTCCCACCCGGTAAACTCGTCACGATCGAACTCGCATAGCTCCAGGATATCTCCAGGCGACAAGTTGCGGTCATATCTGCGGAACTCTGCCGTTTTTGTTCCGTTCATTACCCCAATGAAATGTACCGTGGCGATTTTTAATTTATGAGTTTTGCTCATCTTCCTTCACCTCGAATGTTACGTTCCAAAATTTATTGCCGCAAGAATGATAGGTTACGTCATGCGGCGTTAGTTCGTGCAATGCATGACCGATGATTTCTATGCGATCGTTCGGTGTCAGACCTCGAAGTGATTCACGAAGGCGTGAAGCCTTGTCGTAAATCTGCCACTGCGTGAGTCGTGTAGCCATAGCTGATTCCTCTAGTTGGTTGCCGTGAACGAATAAGGCCACTAGGCAAAATGGCCTTGCGGAGAGGGGCAATTCGTGCTTGAACAAGTCACACATTGAGCATCGTGATCCGAACGGCTTGTTTTCTGCAATCACTGTGAATCTCTTGTTACTCAAATGCTGACTTTCCATGTATACGTGATCCGGCCCGGTGCTCATCAAGATAATCAAGAGGTATGCAGCCATTATTTCACCTCATAGCGGACAAGCGTTCCGCGCTTAATGCTGATGATGTCAGTACCGTCTTGTTCTTGAAGCCGCCGTGATGCAATAGAAGCGTGATGATATCGTCGTGCACCTGCGACGTTTTTGGTGTGATGGTAATCTCAACCCAAGTTGTGCTATCGGGTTGGACACCTTTTAGCGTTGCGCTAAGTGGCATATTCTCGATCTGAGTGCACTGTAATATCAGGAGTTTCTGGCTTTGATTCATGAAAGATGGCCCGCATCGTCTTCCAACCAGGCCCGGCACTCTCAACATAATATGGAAGAGATGGGATGTTATCAGGATTGTGATTGTTATGAAGCTCAATGAGATTACCAACAATCGACGGGTAGGCGATTGAATGACGAACATAGCGCACGATCTTTGCTGTGGCAGGTTATTCGACCGCAGCTAATGGTGTTAAAAACTACAGGGAATTTAATCTCGTTTTGTTTCAACATAATCATTTCGTCGATGTGGGGATTGTACCAGTCAGGACGAATCCCCTTTTAACAATTCGTGCTTAGTATACTAGCTCACACTCAATACCGAACGGCTCTGCTCTTCATGGGAAGAAGCACAGCGCCTCTTTATTCATACCTCCCACGAATCCAACAGCATGAAGCTGTTCACCGTTGATATAAGCTAAGAAGAACGTTATTTCTTCAAAGAAGGCAATAACCGGGAATGTGCGATTCTCATAACCTGGTAGCATAGGATAACCGCCGATGTTGAGAAGTCTCGGACACGAGGCTTGATGTTTGCCTTGACTTCCCAATCGAAAAAGAACATCACATCGTCCTTCTCGTTGAAGTCAGCCGGGCCAAATACCGGACTAACCGATAGGCCATGGGCAAGATCGTACACGATGAAAATAACCAGGTCATCGACTTTGACGCGGTAGCCGCCAATGCTATCATTGCACTTCACGGCGTCAACGATAATAGGGTTGCCGCCCAGGTCGCGAGTAAAGCCCATGAATTCGCCAAGCCAAAGTAATTTGCGCCACTGATTTCAATCCTCATTGTTCACGTTTAAATTTAGCCACCACATCGCCATTGCGCTTAGTTGCTGTTAGAGCTTTCTTGTCAAAGTAGAACCACGTATACACTCCATGAACCACATCAATAACCTCTCCGCTTTTGTTTGTAAAGCTATCGATTTGACAGACATATTCGAAGCCTTCTGAGTAGTTAATTTGATTTGATTCAATGCACCGCAGTTTCATGATAAATCCTCGTTCGTTATCGATGGGGTTATCCTCATCAAGCTGATTGTTGAGTTTTAACATCATCCTGCGCTCTTTAATTTCGAAGCAATCAGTATCTTCGTCGAATATCCAGGGGTCGCCATTATCATCAAGCAATGAGATGTTCCCGAAGCTGGTTAGCGACGCGCTATAAGACTTGTTGAAGGTAAAGCATTCCTTTACTTCCTCATCTTCGCTACCTTTGAATACTGCAATCATTTGGTGCATAAAATCAGCCATTGTTAAATCCTATTCGCAAGTAATAAATCAACTGTGATTGGTAGCTGCGTATTGCTCGCCATCACGAAAGTAGTAAGAATCAAGCCGGTTTCATAATTGTATCTTTGACCTCGCCACAGCCGGACACTACCAGGATACTCAGGGCGACCGCCGCCATCATGCAAATCAGAATGCGTGGCATTCGAACGCTCCCGCACACAGGAGAAGCATTACCACGATACCGACCATGACGTGACTTATGCAGAAGAACCAGACGGCAGACGGGCGAGCTAAAAGGAAGAAGTTCATTGCTGTACCTCGATCTTGTTGCTGAGGATTGAGTTCGTATTGACTGATTGCGGATCGTCTCCAGGCACGCGCATGTAAAAATTGTCGGAAAATGTGAAGTTCCATTGATGCGAGGCATAAAGCGTGTGACTTACTTTCGCGCAGTGAGTAGATTTTGCCGGGATCATGTGCCCGTTTACGCGGGGGAGGATTTAGGCGGACGTAAAAAAGCATGATTATTTATTCCTCAATTAAAGTGCTGATATCATCGAATCCTTGAAACTCGCCATTCCATATTCCCGGGTTTGCAAGGTTGTCGCAGCGCACCCACTTTCCGTTATTTTCCATTTATGTTTTGTGTTGGGCCGGTACCGCCCTTTCAGCAAATCGCTTGTTGTCGCGAGTGAAAATGAAGGCAAAGCAAAGATTATTGGTTCAGTCGATGGCTTGTTGCACTTTGATGATTGACATGGTGAATCCTCTGGTTGGTATTTTAGCCCCCTCGGGCGCATGGCGATCCTGTTTTAACAATTCGTGCTATTTGGTAAGATACTTCACACGGGATTTCCATATTCCAGCCGTCATCAAAGAACACGCTATAGCATGTTGCCGAACGCTGGCGAATCTTGGGCTGGTGCGCCACACCTTACGGCCCGAGTAACCAGTCAGCACACGCATCCCTGGCAACAACTCACCCGACTTTCTCACCTTAATAGCCACATCAGCATCAAGATCGAACGACTCAAGATAGACCGGGTTCTCAATATTGCACATTTCTCGGCGTGCTCATCTGCCCACTCGCAGCCATTGTTCACCTTGATAGCTCCAATGAAGAGCTTTAGCTTTTCAGCGTTAATCCTTGCGCGGTATGAGTTGATATCGATGACCGTGTAGTGGCTGTACATATGCCAGTGCGATCCGGTCTTGTGCTCAAACGCGAAGAATGACATTTCGCCACGGTCTCTCTTTAAGTCGGCACGTAATTGTCGCCATGATTAAATGCTAAGGCTGTCGGTGGTGAGTTTGTAGTCGCTGCCTACGCGCACCACGTTCCAGGTAAAAAATGAGTGATATGCAACCATATCCTTGGCTAGTTGATTTCGGTTCCTTTCTTGAACAGACCCTTTTCAAGCAACGAAGCTGAACAACCATGTTTGGTGGCCTGAGCCGATTCCTCTGTATCGTGTCGATGGTTTGATAATACCCGATCCGCTCGACCGGGCTTTAACAAAAAGTGCTATTTCACCTATTAGACGGAACACACTTTTCAATATGATATTTCATCTGTCGCACGATCTCCGGAGGCTGGTGAAATTAACTCGCTATCGGATAGCTTGATAACATCAGGACAAACGAATCCAGAATCTGCCAGGCTAACTTTTTTCCGGCTACGGCGCTTCTTAACCGGAACCTCTGATCTGAACGAACGGTTATCATTGTGATTGCGGCGTCATTCATGTCACCTTCACCTTTGCCACCTTGCCGTACTTGCAAAACGTTAATCAATGATCGGAGTAATGAAAGCGGACTTGAATCTCTTCTCTACCTCCCCCGTCTTCTGGTCCACCCAGGACTCAGCGGCAGATTCAAGATCGTGTTCGCTTACCTCCTGGCCCCGGAAGTAGAATCGCGCGGCCTCCTCAGCCATATCATCAGCAACGAAAGAGAACTCGGTCATACCTTTGTCGCGGTACATTACATCGCAGGTTAGTCGAATCATATCGGTGATTTTTAATTCCGGTCGCTGCTGATTGGTATTGCTCATAATGTGCCCTCTTTGTCTATTGGTGTGTAAATGCGTCATGGCTTCGAAGCTTTCTCCTTAGTTTCAATATACACCATGATTAACATGTCATAACATGTCAACAATTGCCATTGTGACGCGCTAGTTAGGTGCTCTCTGCAAGCCAATTTTAAGCCGTGTAATATTTGTCTAGCTGTCTAGAGTCACTATAGAAATATATAGCCCTCCTGTGCCGCCCGCGCAAACATGAGCACATAATATGCCAACAGTACGCTAGACATAAAGACACACCATATTACAATATGATTATCTATATATATAAATAAAAAAAACACTATATATATTATATATATACATATATCTATATGTCTATTGTGATGCGAGTATTGGCTAGATTGATCTAGACAAATATCTGCTATCAGCAGCAGTAATCGATAGCACGTTTTGCTAAAAATGGAGATGACCACCAGGCGAACCGGGTAACACGCGCGCTGTGCCAATCGTTAGCAAAATCACATCAACAGTTGCACACCATGCAACAATCACATTTCATCATTCGAGATCAATCGGGATCGCAATTATTCCAGATATTCCATTGATGGTGGAATAATGAGCAACTATTGGAATAGCATTTTTTGCCACACGTCACCCGGGTAGATCGGGTATTATTCATCTCATCAACCAGATAGAGGAATCGACATGAATATTGCAAACATCAACGCGTGGGTGGGTTAATCGCGTGGCTCTGTTCTCTGACATGGCGCTAGCCAACAAGTCGAAGTCAATCATCGACAAGCTGAATCACTACAAAAAGGAGATCGCAAAATGAAGTTGATTTGGTCGCTATTCGACGGTTCCGGTCTTGCTGGTCATGAACTGGCTAAGCAAGGTCACAAGGTGATGTGCTTCAACTTTGACGGCTTGGTTAATTATGCAAAGTACAATGCCCGGGTGGAGCATCCGAACATTGAGTATGTGAACGTGTTCATTGACGCAGCGTTTGAGCGTGATGCTATAGCTGGCGTGTATGGCAAGCCGGATTTCATTATGGCCTTCCCGCCGTGTACCGACCTGGCTGTTAGCGGTGCCGCCCACTTCGCAAGAAAGCGTGAACGCGATCCGTTATTCCAGGAAAAGGCCGTTGCCACCGCAAGGATTGCCGCGAACATTGGTCAGTGTAAGCTTCTCCGAACCATCCTAGGGCATCTGCCTGGAGAAAACCAAATCACTCCTTCAATCCCTGGGAGTATGGCGGCTATCTTCCTGAGAATGACTCACACCCCTGGTTCCCGATGTATATTGCGCCGCGCGATGCTTACCCGAAGAAAACTTGCCTTTGGACCTCTGACGATTTTGTCATGCCAGAGAGAAAACCTGTAAGCATACCTGACGGGTACTCTGCACAGCACAGTAAGCTAGGCGGCAAATCTGCCAAAACTAAGTTGATCACGAGAGGGGATTTTTCAAAGCAATCGCGGATAGCACTTTTTGTTAAAACTCGATCGGTTTGATTTGGCATAATTACCTCATCGAAACGAGATACACATCAGGAGCAATCGTTTACGAAAATCGCGGTAACGAAATCATCAAAATCGAAGTATCAGCCGGTATCAACCCGCACAACTTCGTTTGGGAAGAAATCAAAACTGAAGACAAGGCAGTTAAATTCCTCGGCCCGTTAATGTGAACGCGATACCTTCACTGCAAGCTGGACGATAACTGCTTGCTTCTGGTGGGTGATGCCTAACAGCCAGTACAAATTCCCGCGCAAAATCAGTAAGCGACTCTGCGACATACAATATCCTTGAGTCGTTCCTGCTAAACGCCCCGAGCGAGATCGGGGTATGGTTAACGCATCAACCAATCAGGAGAATCACCAGATGGCAATTAAGCATCCCGGATTAAAGAAAGCAATCTATTGTTAATGACCTTTGCACGCATTACGGTCACATGGGCGGCCTGAAAGAGCATCACACAAAGAATCTTTTAGAAACTGCTTCGAAATATTTGCCGCGTTGAGGCGCAAGTGAAATACATCAACGACACTATTGATAGTTTCAGAGGGTAATTATATGATTAAGCAATTCATAAACCTGGACTTCTCAGCAAGCACAGCAATCCAGACTGACGAGAAAGAGAACGTAGCGATCGAGAACATTGCGCGCAAGATTTACAACAAGCAAGAGAAGGCAGTGAGAGCCGCTCTAAGCGCTTATTACGGTGTAAGTGATGCAATGGAGTGCGTGAACCGAGTAACCCGCGTAGTGGACCATTCTGGCGTGTCTCGCTTCGTCGATAAAGACACGGTCCGGACAATCATTCAGCTACTTCACCCATCAATATTGACCGAGCTTGGCAATATTGCATTATGGGGTGTGGCTAACTATTCAGGTGCCGTTAACTCCTGCGCGGCGGACCGTGTTAAGGAAGCATTTGATGAGTGATAATATTTACCGCGTAGTGGCGATCTCACGCAAGACACAGAAGAGCGTGATCGCTTACATGGGCAGTAGCGCCATTGAAGCTACGGACGCATTCGAA